AACCCGGCAAATCATTGATTCTGGTGCCCCCGGAGAGACTCGAACTCCCGACCCCCTGATTACAAATGGTGTCCAAGTGGCGCAACTCAGGGCTTTTTCATCCTCATGTCGCATTTATGTCGCGAGCGCATCCGAATTGGCACGGCTATGGGGTGGCAGGCGGCGCAGTTGGCGCGGTTGATCTGGCTGCGCCACTCGATCTTACTCTCTCCCCTCCGCCACAATCACCGCCATATCGAGAAAATAGGCAAGTTCCTTGTCACCATCGTTTGCGGCGATTTGACATAGCTCGCGCAGCATTTCAGCAATGTAGGATAGGTGCACATTGGTATTGTCGTCATCTGTCATATCGCCCCCTCAAAATAATACAAAACAACATCTGTATTTAAGATTTCTTGAGGGAGATTAAGCAATGGTCAATATTTTGATCTTCTAATTATACTTAGCGTTCAGTGAATTATATGGTTAAAATTCGATGAAACGCAAAAAGTCCCGCAACCCATCACGGGCCGCGGGGTTGGAGAAAAAAGGCAAATCTAGGACTGGCGTTGCCGACCTGTCCCCAGCGCCGCTAGGACTGCGTCCAGCCGCTTGTTCGTTTCGCGTGTACCTTCGCGGGTTTCGTCGCGCAGTTCCTTCAGCCCCTCGCGAAGCTGATTTATCTGCCCGTCAAGATCGACGCGGCGGACATATTCATCACGGACAGTATTGATGCGGGCATGGAGGGCGCTATCCCCCTCTTCGCGAGACTTCGAGAGTGACCGAAAAGCCGCAATTAGCGTAGTTCCGAAGCCGACAATCAGGCCCACGGAAACACCTATCAACCATTGGATTTCTGACGACACTATTGCAGCCCTCCTTTTAGCCCGTCATAGAAATCCGCACAGCGACCCGTACGCGCGTTCTGTCTGTCGAGTGCTTGTCTTTCCCGCTTGAGGATCGACAACACCTCAGCGCCGATTGTCAGCGGCGCATGGGTCTCCCGCACATGGCAATCGGTCGGCAATGGCGGAAGGGTGACCCGCGCCTGCGATTGCCCTTGGATCGTCGCCGCCTCTTTCAGTCCGCCACCGGCGCAAGAACTCAATGTCATCGACGCCAAGCCGACAAGTGCGACCCTCATCAACAAGCCGTTTCTCATAGGCCGCGATCTCCTGTTCTGCCTGTTCGGACTTGGCCCGCTCTGTCTCGCGGGCGTTTTTTAACTGCGCCTGATAGGCGTCGATGACGATCTGCCCGGCGTTGACCTGGCGGTCGCGTTCTGCCAGTTGCGCCTCGAGCGCAGTCTTCTGAGCTTCAAGGATATATCCCTGCCGGGCCTCGCGGTGGATCATGGGATCATGGATCATGGCGTTATATGCCAGCATGAGGCTGGCGCCGGCAGCGGCGCCGATCCCGAGTTTGAGATAATCGAAAATCCCGAACATCAGCGCAGCCCCGCGAGGCAAAGCTCAAGCTCGCCTATGCGCTGGGCATCCCCATATTCCCGGCGTTTTCGAAGCCCTTCGACAACCCGCCCCCCAGCGCGGTTGAATGCCGTCATTGCATGGCACGCACCCTCCCATACCCTCTCCCGCATGCGCCTTGCCGCCGTGGATGAACAGGCTGCGCCGGTGCCGATGTTGTAGGAGAGGTCGAGCATGGACGCCTGGACGCTAATAGGAGCCGCGTCGAACGTGCCGATGCATTTCCGGAGCGGCTGCCGGAAATCCTTTTCCAGCCGGGTCTCGAGCTTTTTCAGGCATTGGGCATCAGTATAGTAATCGCCTTTCTTCACGCCTTTCGTTTCGCCGGCGCAGACGGTCCAAACCCTTCCCAGGCTATCCCAGTATGCGCGATTTTCGACCCCTTCCCACGGAACGGTCAGATAGGTGGCGGTCAAGACGACTAGCCCTAGACCAGATGCTAGCGCGGCTTTTGCACGTTTACTCATCGTTGAATTCCTTCTGGGCTACGATCCGCGCCACGAAAGCCGCCGCCGTCACCAACAGCGACACACCTGCAAACACACCGGTGGGGATGGGATGGGCGTCACCTATCAGCGGCAACGCAACCTCGACGCCGGACAGGATACCGGCGAGCAGAATCAGGCGGACGCTCCATGCACGGCGGAGCACCCGCTTCCAGTCGGGAGCGAGTTTCATGGATTACGCTTTCGGCAAATGCCGCCGCACGGACGGCTTAAGATGGAGGGAAATGGGCGGATGTCGGGGAATTGGAAAGCTGACTCATGCGAGCCTGGACATCCGCCCGCAGTCTCCCCGATGGCATCAGTAAAGCATGGATTGGCTATGCGGCGGTAGGAGCTTCAGGCCACTCGAACGCTGGCAGTTCGGCCAGAAAAGCCTCAACGGTCGGCTGCTGGCGCTCCCCGGCCTGAACTTTGTCGAGTTCTGTCAGCGCATAGGCCCACACCGCATCGCGCCATGCAACGAAGGCCCTCGCCTCATCCTGCCATTCCGGCACGGTCGAGCTTACATAGCTGGCGAGGGTTGCGCCGCTGTCGTATTGCCTTTCAGCGGCGCGGGCATCGATGAGCGATTGCACTGCAGTGCGATAGGCGGAGATTATCGTCGCCACCGGCATCGAGTATGGCTCGATGAGATTCCCGGACGCCTCCCACCCGGCCAGCATCTGACGATGGCCGTTGTCCACGTCGTCTGGGACTATGACTTCCACGCTGTTGATAACGGCGACGATAGCGCCGCTTTCGGTATATTTTGCAGCCTCGATCATCAATAAATCTCCGCGTCCAGTAGTCCGTTGGTGCAGGTCAGTGTGTTGGAGTAGCTATTGTTGGTCGACACGTAGATAGTCCCATCGCTGTTGACGGAGATCACACCGCTCTGAGTAACATCGGCATCGTCGTACACTCGTCCGGTAAAACTCGGCACGGCCCGCATCCCGATCCACGATCCCACCGAACCGCGGAAGTAGGTTTTGCTCGATCCAGCGTCAGATGGCGTTTTGAATCGGAAAGGTCGGCAATAGCGATAGCAGAGGAGTAGCTCCAACGCCGGGGAGCGCGATGCCCACGGGTCTCTGTCCGTGGCGTCGCCAAGCACGAGCGATACATTGGCCGCCGTTTCCGGCACCACAACTGATGTATCGCCGCCCCCGACCGTGGCTTTGATGGGAGACGCCTTGGTCACGCCGCCAAACGCCCCATTACCGCCGCCAGTCCACGTGAGGGTGTACTCTCCGCCTGGGAGCGCCTCGACGGGTTGCTCGATGCCGTTTGCGTGACCTTTCCAGCGATCATAGCCGTAAACGCCGTTGGCAGGCTTTTTAAGACCATTCCGCTGGTTGATACGGAAATCGCCGTTGATGATCCAATCGTAACGCGCGTAGGTGCGAATGTCCGAAAAGGTCAGATCGCTATTCGCATCGGTTTGCAACAATCGGTTTGGCGCAAGCGCGACGGTTTTCAGATCGCTATTCGCATCGGTTTGCAGAATTTGCCTTGCACCCAAGGTCAGCGCTGCAAGTACCGTCAGATTGTCGACCTTCGCCAGATCGGCGAGCTTCGTCAGGTTGCCGTGAGGATCGTTGATTCCCAATTCGGACAACGACTTTAGCGCCATCGTGTCCGGGCTGGTAAAATACGGCACGACATCCTGCGTACCCGCTAGCGCCCGCAACGCATCCAGATTTTTGCCATCGACTGCCTCCAGCACACCGGGACCGGCGGCGCGAAGGTAATTCCCCACCTCAAGCGTGAGCTTGGCGATGGAATCGAGATTGCCGTTCGCGAGCGCCACCAGAAGATCACGGATCGCGGCCTGATAGCGACTGCCGTCCGGCTGATATCGGATGCGCAGCGGCAAATTTGTCCCTGCTGCCTCAGTCGGGCACGGCAGGAAAAGCGTCCCTGCATTCTGACCTGTGATGGAGGCAATGATCAGAAAATGACCGGTGGGGGTTATGACCGCATCGCCCGCCTGCAGGGACGCCGTATCCAGAGATGAGCCGGTCGTGGTAAAATCGGTCGAGCCGGAGGTCAGTGTAATCGTGCCGACCGTCCAGTCTGGGCGGATCGCCATGGCTATTCCTCCCCACCGTCGTCATCTGGCAAGCCTGCCTTCAGTTGCTCATTCTCCGCGCGCAGCACCTCCGCAATACGTCGCGTCCGTATCAACTCGCTGGCAAGGATGAGATTGCGCTGTTTGAGGTGCTCCACCGTCGCCAGCGCTTCGTTTGCGACGGCCTCCACCTCTATGCGGAGCGGTGATTCTTGATTTTCCATACGTTCTCCTTCCCGCGAGATGCGGGGTGTGCAGAGCTAAATTGGGGGGGGGTTGGTCAGCGGGGAATGGCGAAGATATAATAGCGGATGCCAAGCGGGTCGGGGTAGTTGAAGTTAAGCTGCCACGCCTTGCCTTCTGGTCGTGTCATTGTGCTCGGGTTGCCCGGCGAGAGATGAAATTTGACGTAATTATCTTCGACGCGGGCAATCGCGCTCTGGTTCGTCGGCTGGTGGTTATAGCCGCCGCTCGGGTAGTGATAAATCTGCCCGAACATCGGCGGCAGGATGCATCCGGGGAAATTGACGGTATATTTGAGGTAAGGCCAGAACCCGCTGTTGGTGAAACTGACCGTCTTGGCGACGTTTCCCCATTCTTGACTGTCTGGCGATTCGTTGAATGCAGAAAGGGGCAGCCACCCCTCAGAGACGATCTGCAGCGTCGGGAACCGGGTATCGAGAAGGATATCGTTCGGAAGCGGCGCGGTGTCCGATGTGCCGGGCTTTTTGATCTGGATGAAATCCTGCGCGCCGTCATTGCCGCGATAGAAGGTCAGGTTGCCACCCGTGGATGGCGGACGGAAATCGACACCGAACACCGCATAGCGCACCGTGAGCGCCGCCTGACCCTCGTTATAAAACGTAACGCCGCCAGCGCTCACGGAATAGGTTAAAGCCACATTATAATCCGGCGTATACCCCGAGATGATCATGGCCGGCACATATTGGGCGGCACCGGTCACGCGAGCCATGACCTCCACGACGCAATCTTCTGACAGGGTTATCCCGCGAGGCGCCGGCACGAAGACCGAACCGCCGGGAGCGAATGATGCGGTCTCGCCCGCCATGAGACAGAGGGGCGGATTGCGTGTGCTATCGATGATGCGCTGGCGGCCGCTGGAATTTGCCACCGTATAGCCTGGGCGCGTGATGACGCATTCATTCGATCCCATCCAATCAAGCCGAACGTTCTCCTGCCCGGACTGTGGCGGCAGCGATGGATTGGGGATGGGGCTGCTATCAGCGGGCAGGTCCCACCAATAGGTTATCATTTCCATTACAGGAGACGAGTTGCCTTGGTATGATCCCTCTGTAATATCGGGGGGGCGGCCTCCGTCTCGTCCGTCCAGATAGCTTCCATATCTAACCACCCATTGGCCAGGTCGCCCTGAAAAGCGAGGGTCCATACGCCCGCGCCAGTCGCCATAGGTTGCAAAATTCGTCATCTGCATCATGGCATACGGAAATTGGTATGCTGTCATGATGCCACTCTGGTAGCTCGCCTCTTTTGCCACCCATTGCGCGCTACGATTTCCCGCCGTAACACGCCCAGTTGCGGTGTTGCGCAGCCGCGCCTCCGCCAAGGGGACAAAATTATCCCCCCGGAATAGTGTCTGTGGGAAAGCATAAGGTAAGTAATAGTGCAAATTTGATATATCCGTCCGGCCAATCGACCGCATACACGTCGTCGCGTTGCCTCCTAAATCGGTATAGCCGGCGGCATAGGCGGTGTTCAGCGTGGTCTTCCACGGCTCCTTCACGTACGATATCGCCTGCAACTCGCTGTTGAACAGGAAGCGGCCATAGTCCGAATTTGGCGTTGTCAGATAATCGTCAGCATCATTCTTCATTACCTTAACGACAGGCCCGTAGCCGGGCTTCCAACCAACCCCCATGTAGGTCATCTGAACAGCCTTATATCTGCGAAATTCCCGCTGCCGCGGATGATGAGTTTCCCGTTGGCGGACGAAAGCTGGTTGAAGATCACGTTGCCGATGCGGGCGTTTTCCATGTAGGCGACACCGCCCTGAAAAATGAACGGGTTGACGACATTGCCAGACGGGTCCGAAATCATGAACTGATCCACCAGAAACACCACCCGGCTTCGTTCGCCGTTGGTGTCGATGGCAAATGCGCCGGTTGACCACTGACCATTGCTGCCGGTCTTGACCTCGACGCCCCATCGCGCCCAGCCCCCACCGGGCGAGGATTGCGCCTGACCGCGAATGGTCACACTGGACGAGATACCGGCCACTGTGGTGCTGAGCGCCGTGATTGCCTGGGAATTGGCGACAACCTGACCGTTGACGGTCGCGATTTCCGCCGAAAGCAGATCGACGGCCTTGGCGATATCCTCGTTGACCTGCACCTCCAGTTGTTCGATGCGTGACACGATGGCTGAGTCCGGACCGATAGCGGTGGTGATCTGAAGTAAATAATCCGCTCGCAGCCCCTTGGCCGTGAGCGACATTTCCGTGCGCAGTTGCTGCTTGTCGAAATAGTTCCCGGCGTCCTGCTCCGACGCCATGTTGCCGATGCGGTCAAGCTCTTCCTGCACATAGCGGAGCGAAGAGCCGAGCCATTCCAGCGTCTCTTTTGCGCCCTTGCCTAAATCCTCGATATCGACATCGAAATAGACATCATCCCGCCCGAGTAGGACGTTCGGCGTTTTGACCGGCAACCATGCTGACCATGCAGTGGCGCGGCCCGAGTACGGCACGAAAATGCCGCGCACCTGATAATCTTCGTCTGGCAGTAACGTGCCGTTGAGAATTACTGAGTTCGGGTCCGGATTGGTCGCCGGATCGCCGTACGGGAGTTCGCCGTCGAACGACTGCGACCCATCCTCAGCGAGCCTGACCTGCACCCGGACTGCACGCACATCAACGAGTTTGCCGGCGAAAAACACCTCAATGGATGGCCGTCGCGCCTTGCCAGCCGCGTCATAGATCGTTGCGGGCGCCACCTGCCAGCCAGTCATCATTTGAGCTGGAGGCCGGATCGAACCGAGATAGCCGGACGTGAAAGGCAACTGGTCGGACGCGGACCAATCGTAATCCGATGGGTCGGATTCCTTGAGCGCCACCTCCTGCAAACAGTTCGGGTGATCGACCATAGAGCCAATCGTAAACAGCTTGTTGGAATATCCGTTGCGGGCGCTAGACCATGCAACAGCATCCACGACCGGTTCCAGCAGCCACGCCTCGGGCGGCAAGAAGAAATTATGCTGCCGGAAGCGCCGGGAATCGTTGATCATCGACAGCATGAGCTGCTGCACCTGCCGGCCATTGGGCACCAGCGGGAATGTGGCGTCAGCGATTAAGCGCCGACCGTCATCAGCGGCTTCATAATCCGCGTTGTAGCGCGGCGGCGCGTCCTTGCTGCCCCATGCCTCCTCAGGCTCGGGATAGGTCGCCTGAATGCCATTAAAGGTGCTCTCCAAGCCGGGAAACGGCTCGAAGCTCTGCCCTTTCGTAATGACCACATCCTCGTCAGTGAAGGCATAGACTGGCAAAGGAGGAGCACCGACATGCGTCTTGTAGATGCCGCCGATTTCCGCCGTCTTGCCGTTGCAGGCCTTGTCCAACTCATCAAGGATATCAAGCGGCTCGATGTCTACGGTGATCTCGCTGCCCGCGATGAATTGCGCTTCCGTGCCGCCACCGGCAAGCTGCACCTGCACATCGCATTCGTTCATCGCGGCCATCCACGACGAGGCCGGGAGCCGCGCCGCCGACATGTTTTGGCCGCCATATACCCACTGACCCTGGTAATAGATGCCGCGAGCTACGTTGTAGGCGATGACCTTGGGGTTGCGCGAAAACTCCCAGGTGGATTGATCCTCCCAGCGCTGGGGGCCGGAGCCGCCGACGGTGGAATCCTTCCGAAGGTCATAGGCCTTGATGCCATCAACCTCGAACTTGAACTGCGGCACACCTGGGAAAAGTTCGCGGTTCACCTTCGATGTGACGATGACATAGGCCACACCACGGAAGACCATATCGGCCTGCCATGGGCGGTCGGGGTCGCCGCCGAAGCGGGAGCTAAGGAAGGGATCAACGACGGTTTGATTCCCGTCGTAGAACTTCACCCAGAGGTGATTTTTGCCCTTGTCCAGCGAGAATTCTTTGACCGGGAATCCCTGCTCATAGCTCGCATCGCTGAAATCGATGGTGCATGGCTCACCATTGACCCATATCCGAGGCCGGAGCGCCGTGACGGGCAGGTCAGACAGCGAAATGACCATCGTGAGATAGGCATTCGGAGTATCGCCGGACCTCCCCCATGTGTTGACGTATTCGAGCGTGCCGGCGGTCGCGTAAGTGCCAACGATAAAGGACAGCGGATTGTCGCCGCCGACGCGGAGCTGGCCGTTGACGCCCGCGACCTTCTGTTTCTGATCCTTGGCAAGCGCGCGCTGGATCAGCGATTTACCGACCGTGAGGGCAACGCCAAGGATAAACTGCCCGAGCGCCCCCAAGCTGCTGATCGCGCCAAAGAGAGCCGTGATCGCGCCAACAACAATACCCGCATGGGCGTGCATCGTCGCCGCCAGGACGAACCAGACGGTCAAGAAAACCAGCTTCATCATGATCAGACCCGGAAAGCCCTTTCGGCGTCGAGCAAGTCGATGGTGCCTATCCCTGTCTCGGGATGGAGCACATAGATGCGCGCGCCCTGCACCACGCCAAGGGCGTAGATCGCCGCGTCATCCACCTTCACGGCAGCGATGTCGCCAATTTGGGCATGGGACGGATGGATTTCCTCGAAGCGAGAGGCTGCGAATTCCGCATGGTTGGCGAAGCCATCCTTTTTCAACAGCCGCAGCCCGCCAATGAGCGTCTTGTACCTGCCTCGATACGGCGCGGCGATGTCTTCGCCGGTCATTGCCTTGATGGCATCGGCGGCAAATAAGGCGCAATCATATTCACCCCATATGAGTGAATTTCGCCAAACGGACAGCACATAATCATGGAGTGCTGGGCGCCAACCGGATAGCCGTATCATGTCTTCTTTTCCTCTCCCCACCAAAACGCCCATTCACCGGCGACACCAGAATAGCGCCGGGCGCGGTCGCCTCCCCGAAGCTTCTGGGTTTCATCCGACCGCTTGGCTGGATTGGTCCGTGTCAACATGCGGGTATGCGATACGACGCTGAGGGCTATTCCGCCTTCCTCCCCGACGGCCGGCGTGTCAACGGGAGCGCCATTGACCTGCCCATCCCAGAGCGAGAGCGGATTCCCGACGAGCAACCGCGTTTCGAGATCGAGAAGCCCGCGATGGATTTGCACCTTCGCCAAGCGCACGTCGTATCCACGTATTGCCTGCTGCACCGCCGCGTTGATCTGGGAAAGCCCAATCTGGATCGTGCGAACCGAAAGATCCGAAACAGCCGGAATCGGATCAATATTCAGGAGTGAGCCGCCGGCATGATAAACCCGCGTTGAGGGCAAGCCTGTGCCGGGGTCAACCACGGTCACGGTAACGGTATCCTCCCCGTTCCATAGCCCCATCATTTCCAATCCGCCGGTGGAGCGGTTCTTCGCCTCGATCCACACGAAATAGCGCGGGATATGGGCACGGCGCGACTGATAGGCCGCTGCCGTGGCTATATCGACAGAACGCATGTCTCACCTATTGCGATAGGGTTTGCCGGACCTGAAAGGAAATGGTCGAGGTCAAAGCCCCGGCGCTTGGCGCGCTAAAGCTTTTCGGTATCAAGATGACCTTGGCCGATGGCTTTTTCAGCATGACTTCCGTGCCAACGGTCGCGCCGGGCCGGACGTGCGGGCGAACCTCAAACACCGGTGTCACGCCAGACGAATTAGCCGTTGCCGCCTCGCATATCCGATGAAGCGCCCGACGAACCGGGTTTGTGCCATAGTCGAACGCCAGATAATCCCCCACCGACAGCACATATCCATCGGGCAGAGCCTCAAGGCTCATCGACTTCATATTGCTGCCGATGGATGAGATTTTCGGCTTGGTCGCCCCAAGGATGGCTCCCGTCGGATCGGATCGCGGGAACGGCTTTCTCGGATCGTACAGGTAAAACGGGTTGATCGCCCCATCCAGCGTTTCGAACAGGGCTTGCAATTCCGCCGCGTCATCGTTGTAGGTCTGCCCAAGTTGCGCCTGCGCCTCCCACAGGCGCGGACCTAGATCAGCAGCGAGGACTTCCCCGCTGCCAAGGCCTGATAGCTCCTGTTGTTCCATCAATTTCCAGTCAACGGATTCGATGGGGAGCTTGTCGGCAAGCGCGGCGATGGAGAGCGGAAAGATGATCGCCATTTCCTCACCCCACGGCCCGCCGGTCGCCCATGATCTGGTTGACGCGGCCCGGCATGACTTGCCGACTGAACTGATTTATCATGGCGCCGCTTGTTCCGACAGCCTCTTGCCGCGCCACGTCCTTGACGAAGGCTTTTAGGTTGCCATTCTGGTCTACCTCGACGCCCACAGTCACATGGACATTCTGAGCATCGCCGCCGCTGTTTCCGGCCCCGGACGCCATCACACCGAGTTGCCCTTGGCTGTTCCGGCGAAGCGGCAAAATCCCTTCCGGCCCCGCCTCGCCCATCAATCCGGTGCGACCGCCTGACATTGGGAAATGCGTCGGGGCGCCCACGACGCCGCCATTCGCAAATGGAATGACATTGCCGCCGCTAAACACCCCGCCATTGGCGTACAGGCCGCCGCCAGATGCGAAGCCTGCCGCGAGTTGCCCACTATTCGCAAAGGGCGAACCGCCTCCGCCGAACATGCCAAGAAGGCCAGATAGGAAGCCGCCCCCACCGCTTCCCGCACCGTTCACCTGCATGATAGCGTCGATCACATCATTGAGCAGCTTGTCAGTAATCTTGTCTAGTACGCTGATCGCGATATTGCCCATGTCCTGCCAGGAGAGCTTTCCATCGTCCAGTGCGCTCCGGAAATCAGAGAAAACGCCCTTCAAAACATTCTTCTGGAAATCATAGGCGTCGGTAAGGCGCTTGGTTTCAGCCTCAGCCGCCGCCATGCCAGCGGCAAGCCCCATCAATTCTTCCTTCTGCTTCGGCGTGAGCTTGAGGTTATCGTTGGCGGCCTGGTTGAGGAGGTCTTGTTCAAAGCGAAGGCGGCTTGCGGCCTGTTCTGTTAGGCCGAGAGCGCTCGCCTCCAGTTGCTGCGCCGCGATGAACTCGTTTGCGCTGCGGACGATTTCGTCATAGCTGCTTTTGGCCTTTTCAGCGGCTTTGTCGATTTCACCCAAGGCGACAGCAGATGCCGCACTGGTAGTGGTTGTCTTTTTGAGGTTTCCGTCAACCTTCGCAAGCTGGTCTTCCAGCTTCCAAAGGGTTTCGGTCATGGCCTGCGATTCTTTGGCGGCTTGGTTCTCGGCGAACACCAAGGGCGCGAACCGTAGACCGGTCATCACTTCGAAGGCGGCTCGACGCTTCGACGCGGCGTCAAAATCGGCGAGGGCAGCAATCGACGCGGTACGAGCCGCTTCGACCTGCATTGCGATCTGGTTTCGCAGCGCCGCAGTGTATCCTTCCGACGCAGCCTTGCTGTTGTTCAACGCTTTCTCGTTGATGTCATAGGCCGCCTTGGCATCCATGGTCGCTTGTTCGGCTGCACTTACGTTGTCGCGAAGGAGTAGGAATGCCGCAGCAAGCGCAGTGACTGCCAAACCCCATGGGCCGCCGACGAAGGCCATCGCCAGAGAAAGAGCGCGAGCAGCGATAGCGGCTGCTCCCATGCCCGTCGTCAGCGCCGCGATCTGGGCGATGACGGGGACAATAGCCGCCACCAGATGACCGGCTGTGAAGATTGCAGCAGCCGTGACGATCAGATGCATGTTGTCAGCCACAGCCTTCATTAGCGGAACCAATGCGTCCAGCGCGCCGCCGGCACCTATCACCTCGGCCTGAAGCGCGGACCACATACGACCGGCCTGAAAACCGGGAGACGCTTCCATTTTCGCAAATGCTTCCGCTGTCGCCCCAGCCTTTTCGCGCATCTGCTCAAGAATGGCGGTGAAATCCACTCCAGCTTGTCCGGAGAGCGCCATGATTGGCACAAGAGCCTCCACGCCACTGAAGAGCGTAGACAGCGCTTCCGTGCTGCCACCCGTCTTTTTCTGGATTTCCTCGATAAACCCCGCAAAGCCCTTCGACGCTAGACCTGCCGCTGTAAAATCAAGGCCAAGCGCCTGTGCCGCCTTGGATGCCTCATCAGTCGGCTTGGCGACGGCGGCGAGTACGGCGCGAACGCCGGTCACAGCTTCGGATGTGGCTATGCCGCCCTTGGTGAGCGCGGAGATAGCCGCTGTCAATTCATCGAAGCTGACGCCCGTCTGTGCGGATAGAGGGGCAACTGTGCCAAGGCTGGAAGACAATTCGCCAATCGTCGTCTTGCCGGCTCGCATAGCAATAAAGAGCGCATCGGAAACCGCCGCGGCATTTTCCACTTTGCTGCCATAGGCATTGAGCACGGATGTCAAGCCATCTGCCGCCGTCTTGACATCGGTCACGCCACCCACAGCGAGTTTATTGGCGGCGGTCAAGATTTCCGTGGCTTGGCCCGCGCTCGATGCACCGGCGGAAATGATCTGGTAGAAAGCCTTGGCCTGCGCCGCTCCACCCCCGCCGAAAGCAGATGCCTGCTTGAGCGCTGCTTTTTCCAATCCAGCCATATCGAAAGTCGAGGTATCGACCAGCGTCGAGACTTCGGCCATCGCATCACGAAACTCGAAAATCGGCTTCACGGAGAAGGCCGCCAAACTTGCCGCTCCAAGCGCTGCTCCGGCAGCGATCATCTGCTGCATCCCGGCGGCGGCAAAGCGCGACGACGCCCCCATGACGCGGAAATTGTCATTGGCGGCTGCCGCTTGGCTCGCAACGCCCTTGATGCTACGACCGGCATCTTTCGCCGCGGCATCGACGCCCCGGAAGGCGCGCGATGCTTCACGGTCGAATGCGCCGGACTTGGTGCGGGCTTCGGAAAAGCCCCGATCCAGTTCGGACAGATCAGCTTGCACCTTGACCTTCACGAGACCTGCAACGTCCATGGCTTTACCTTTCATATGGCGTGCGATAGCGTCCCGCCGTTGGGGAAACAGAGGGGGGCTCACATGAGAAAAATTGCTGTTAGCGCTGCGCTATTGGCTGCCTTAACCACATCGGCTGTGGGGGCTGATGATGCCGGCTTTACCGAAGAGGTATTCAGGTGCTGGAACCCGCCGTCTGGATTCGAAGAGAATAAGCGCTTCGTTCTGGCTGTTGAGATTGATGCCAGCGGACTGTTGATTGACATAACCGCGAAAGAGTACGCCAAAGGCCCCGTTTCAAGAGCGATTGGAGAATCGTTAAGACGAGCACTCCTGCGTTGCGCGCCGTACAGGTTTCCAGCGGGCGTCTACACACTCACTATAGACAGGCAGACCACCAAAGGAATGAAAGCGAAATCGCTCGACCCGTTCAAATAGAAAAGCGCCCCGTAGGGCGCCTTAATGAATGGGGGTCGGATTAAGCCCGGTTTGGCTCAGTCGTTTGCCTCAAGCTGCGTAATCCGATCTTCAAGAACCGCCGTCACGATCAAGTTCAATATTGCGATTTCCGGCAGCCCGAGGCCCGGCCAACGTTTTGCCACTTCGCTCATCGCCGCTTCAAAGTCACCTGCGCCGTCCGTCACGAAGCGCGCGGCGTCGATGATGGCAGGACCGCTGTGCGCGATCCTGTTTGATAGAGCTTCTTGCGAGCCATAATCCGCACCGGGCAGTTTTGCCACCTTGCCGTTCGTCTTCATTCTCTTCTCCCTCAAGCAGCCGCGAGCATTCGAGAATTGCGGATTTTAACATCCGCCACGACTATTCCGAGTACACATCCTTCAAAATCTTCAAGAGTCATGAACCCATCGGAATAGTGGGGATTATCGCGAAACAGTCGCAGCCCTCGCTTCCCGTCCATCGTGCTGGCAACGCAGTAAAGTTCCGGTCCGATGCCGTTATGGAACAGGTATGTTCCCTCGCCTACAGGCTTAATGAGCACGAAATCGAAGCCATCCCGAAGCCGGGGATACATGCCATCGCCTACGACGCGGTGAATGCGAAGACGATTCGAATAGACCGCTTCCGGGTCGATCTGTGGAGCAAAAAGGTCCAACATCACGCCACTTCCATCTTCGCCGCACCGCCCTGAATAACCGGGCGCGGGGTTGCCGGGACAGCGAAAGCGGCACCAGTGTCGCGCTCACGTCGTGCGAGGAATGCAGCGACATCGGGGTTCCGTGGAATGTATGAAAGCGGTATAAGGCGGATAGCCATGATTGATCCTCCAGTGATCAGTCTTCGGTTAGGGCCGGTGTGGAAGTTGACGCTTCCCATCGGCCTGATTATTTGATATCAGTAATTCCATGAACGATCAAGAAAAAAATGATATCATAAAATCACGAGGCAGACCGGCCACTGGAAAAGGCGAGCCTGTCTTGGTTCGTCTCCAGCCCGAAATCCTAGGGCCTGTAGATGATATCTCCTCATCCCTTGAGATTTCACGCCCCGAAGCCGTTCGCCTCCTGATCAATCGCGGCTTGGCCTTTAATGAGCTTTCGGAAGCCATCGAAACCATCACGCACATCGGGGGCGAGTTCCTCCGCGGTGTTCCCATAAGCAACAGCGACCAACTCGCCTTCTCAACCGCCATCATTAAACTCTTCGAGACTAAAGACGACGCCGACGACGACCTACGCGCGAGCCTCGAAGAGATTCGGAACAGTTTGGCTGATCGCGGCTACCTCAAGGGTGACGAATGAGCCTCATCCATAACGAGCAAACGAAATACATAGCGAACACCTTTGACAGGGCATCCACATCCTGCATCACAGTTGGTGTTTTTGCCCCGATTGCCGCTGCTCTTTACGCGCCGACGAACATGGCTGCGAACTTGCTGCCCTTTGTCATTTCCGCCGTGTGTTGGCTTTTCACCGCCGGTGTACTACATTTATCGGGTAAACGCGTCCTACGGAGGCTGTCATGACCAACTTGCAGATATTCGCATTCGTGGTGCTGCCGCTGTCGATTGCAGCGGGCGGTTGGGCTTACGCCTATTTCTGGGAGCGGAATGACCGGCGCAAGCATCACATTCACCCAGGCGAATAATCATCCCTTCGATTGACCTCCCTGCCCGCTTCGGCGGGTTTTTCTTTGCCCTCGACTCCCGGTTGCGACTCGGTTTGATTGGCCGGGCTAGCAAATGGAGGCTTGGAATGAGTGAAAACCTGATACAATCGCTTACGAATGTCACAAAGAAGCTTTCGGAGACCGTCGAAGAGGGGCACAGACAATTCTCTGCCGATACCGCCCTTCTTTTGGCGTTGTACGCCACCCTGCTCAATAAAGGGATCATTACCCCATCTGATTTAGACGGCATCTCCCGTCTCGGGCAGGGCGACGATGAGTTGTCGAATAGAATTCATGCGCGTCTTGAGATCATTAAAAAGAACGCGAATGTCTGAGTTCAACTGATCAAAATCGACTGGCGGGCATTCGTCCGCCTTTTCTTTCTTTTCCATGTTTTCTCCTGTCCATATTTGCGCTCTCACATCCCTGAAACCCATCGACCTACCGCGCACCATCGAACATCACGTCGAACAGTTCGAACGTCATCGGTCTGCTCGACACATGCGGCTTCGAGCTTGTGCCGCCCGAAGATTGCGGGCTATCGCTCAAGTCCGCGAGGATGACCCGATCCATTGCCCGGATCGCGCCGCGAAATGAGGCTATCTCGTCCAGATCGACAATGCCCATCTCTTCACAGCGCCGGCAGATCGCGGAACCGGGGATTGGGCCCGCTGCGAAACCAATCTGCCTTTCGGTCGATAGCTCCCAGAAGGCTGAAATCCATTCCTCGTACCCAGCCAATACGGGCGGGCAGTAGAGGTTTTCGGGAATGGCCTCGCCGCGATCCTCATATCTCTCAATCAGGCTTTCTGCCCGGTCGCCCCACTCAATTTGCCAGCGGGCGACCTCTTGGAGTTTTTTTCCAGTTCGCCTTGTGTCTCGGATGTCCCACGATCAACGATCTGGGCGGCATAGGTCACGGCATCAGCGAATGCGGCGAAGTCGGGATTCGTCAGCCATTCTTTGGCAAGCCCGGCGTCGTAGGGAAGCGCTACGCCCCCATTTGTGAGGCCGTCCCACTCAAGAAGAACGGCTTCATGCAACACTTCACCGAAAATGACCAATGCGACGGCTGGCTTGAGCGAACCATCGCGCTCGCGCTGATCACGCGGAACCTTCCGCTCCTTACGCGAGCGTAGGGCTATGACGGAAGAGCTCGACAGCCCGCGAACCCGAAGTCTCATATCACCCATGCCGGGGATGTCATCGACCCATTGCCCGGCGTTTGCTGCTGCGGAATCGCGCTTGAGGGATTGAATTTCCATTTAGTTCTCCTTGAATGAATGGCGCGATGGGGTTGGCTGCCTATGGTCCAGCCGCCGCTACCACCTTCACTATGTTGGAATTTATTTCGATTGTGCCTTGCATCAGGTCTGCGGTGTTGGCCGTACCGCCCTGCTCAGGCGTACCCATCACCAGCCCGATAAACAGGCGCTGAGATGGCGTGCCGCCCACCGGAGCATCATCGCCCTCGATCTTGAAGGCGAAGTTATTCTTATTGCTTGGCTGACCGGCTGCGATGAGTGCAGTCTGCCCCGGATCACCGGGGAGAACAGCGAAATTGTTCTGCATCGAGGGCGCGTTTGCCGTTCCCTTGAGCTTGACATCCCGGCCACGGTTAATGAGGGGCGTCGTGATAAGGGCAACGGCATCGCCGACCGGTCCCATGGTTTCCCAGCCGTCGATGAGCGTCCAAGTCTGGGATGCGTAATCAGCAGCAGTGAAGTCCGCCGCCTGAGATGCCATTGGGCCGCCGATGTACATCTTCTTGCCGGCGATAGGATATAGGTCAGCCATGATAAGGGCTCCATCTAAGGGACTGGCGCGCAATCGCTGCGGGCCGAGTACCGCTGCCCAGGCGGCGTTTCTGAATGCGGACCGGCGGGCGACCGGGCCGAAACTGCTATTGTGCGCGGAGGCGGATCGTAAGCGTCACGCGACGACCGACTCGACTTTCATCATCGACGGGAGCGGGCGACGGGCCGGAACATGTGACCATCCACACCTGATAATTCGCGACCGTGAAGCTGCGCGCCTGGCGGTGGAACAGCGAATAGATGAGATCGGCAACCGCCTCGACGTTTCGGTAGCTGTCCGGTTGCGGGCCGTAGATATTGATGTCAAGCACGACGACAGGCTTGTGATCGGTGATTCCGTCCTCGTCGCTTCGCGTGATGACAGGGCCGATAGTGATCATCGGATAGGTCGCCCCGGATGGCACTGGCCGGCGCGTGTGCACCGATGGCGCGCCGTTGAACGATCCAAGCTTCGAGGTGATCGCGGGAACGGCCACAACGGCGGCATAGAGGCCGGGCAGAACATTCAGGACAGGCGCGTTCATCGAAGCACCGCCTTGATCTCGTCCTCAACTGCGGCTTCGATTGCATCCTTGCGATTGGCGAGTGCCGGGCGAGCGTATGGGCGTGGCTCCATGTTCTCGCTCCCGTGTTCAAGCGCCTCGGCATAGCCTGTTGACCAATTCACCGTGCCGCTGAGTTCCTGTGTGTCATATTCCGTTCGCCCTGATTGGACGAGGCGACCAGTATCGCTCGCTGGCGCTTGGCCTGGCGCTGAAGCCTGATGCTTGACGCTGCGCCGACGATAAATGCGACCCGTCTTTTCGCCATCCATAATCAATGACGTGCCCTCCTCGAGAACGCCCCCTGTCCCGGTGACGACACCGCGCATGGCAGCGGCCCGAACTTTGGTGAGAATGGCGTCTCCGCTCCATTCAACGGTCACGGCGCATCCACCTTAAAGGCTTGACACACCCAAAGGGCAGTTGCCGGATCGGTCTTTACGGCCCTGAGTTGATACCACTGCCCAAGGAATTGGGCTTTGTCGTCCTTCCCCGGCTGTATGCCCGCTGGAAGGCTTTGCGCGAAGATGTTTACGATCAAATCAGTTTCTGGAATTCCGGCGCGAGCGCGGTAAGCATCATCGTATTCGTCGGTGAAGCCCTGCATAGCGTGGAGCGTGACCGCGCCGGGAATGGGATCGCCGTATTCATCGACACCAGCGGCGGCTTGCTGGCGGAGTTGTCCGGTCAGGAGTTTGCCCTTAAAGCCTTGGAATATGGCCTTCGCCAGACTTCCAGATAAGAGAGGTCCGCTCATTCCGCGCCCTGCCCTTCCCGACGCTCCAGTTCCAATTCAATCGCCGCGTCGGCGTCGCCACCGTTTTTGATTGGGAAATCACTGACCTTTGACGCAATGCTTCGGCGCTCTTGCCACGTCAGGTCGCGCCAGTTGTCGGGGATATCAACGGGCGGTGAGAGCTTCACGGCATCGACTGGACCGCCACTGGGAACCTGCGTGAGCAAGCGGTCGAATTCCAAGCGAAGCAGCGCTTCGCGCTCATCGTCGGGCAGTTCGTTCCATTCCGCGACCGTTTTGCCGGAAAGTTCGTGCGTCGCAGCGACGATATCACCAAGCTGCACCGTCTTGCCCGCGATCTCATAGGTTGATGCAAGGACGCTCGATCCGATTAGGATCACGTCACGCGCGCCATCATGAACAGGCAGCGCGCCAGGTTTCTCGACATCTGCAAAGACGATTCTATGCCCTTCAAATAACTGCCGGAGCTTGCGCGTCGGCACAATCGTCTTGTCGAATGGCGCTCCCGGCGCGAACTCTTCGCCGCAGATTTTCAAGGGGCGGCGAAACACCACGAAATCGCGGTCTCTCTCGAATTCATGCCGCCAAGTCGCTCGGGCCATTGTGGTTCATCCTCGATATAGTGGAAATGGAAGTTATCCGGCGCGTGCTATTGCTTAAGAGGTGCGCCGTCCTCAGATTTGGGGGAACCGATTAGACCGTGGCGACCGCATTCGCGAAAAAATAGCCAAGATCAGCGCCGACGACCTTCTGGTCGAAGGCCATCTGGATTTCCACACGGTCTGATTCCAGTGTCTCAATGCGGAACTTCTTAATCCGGAAGCCCATGCCGGTGGCACCGAACCAGTTGGACCACGAGAAGGTGTATCCGGCGGTCGGCTGCATGATGCTCGGCGTCGGGGTGACGTAAGCAAGCAGTGCATTCGGGCCGGAAATAAACTGGCTCTTTTCCTTCGTTGCGCTATCCGTATAGTCGGCTCCCCTAGCTCCGGCATTGAAGACTGCCTTGGACACAAGCACTTCATCAAGTTCGAAAAGCTGCGCCAACGTGCTGGCATTGGCTTGGGCAGGCTTGCCGGGGGTCTGACCATATTTCACGCGATCTACGATGTCAGGATGATCCACCAGAGCATCATAGACGGCCTTGCCCAGCGTGATCTTGTTCGGTTCGAAGCCGGTCAGTTCGAGAACCTTGCGCTTTGCGGCGCGGATGTCCTCGATCGGGGTTGACCCGGCGTCATTCCACTGAATGAACTGGCCTGCGGCGGGTGCGGAAGCCACGCCCGTGGCCTGTGTAGCCCAGACGCCGGTCTGGAAATACTTCATCGCCCACAGGCGTTCCCGACGAATGAGCGCCTTCTGGGTGACGAAGATCGTTGCGTCACGATCAGGACCGAGTATCGAATCCGAGTTCTCGCGGATCTGATCATCGATATCTTTGTGATAGGCATTGACCGGGGCATAATAGGTCGGCGTGTTGTCGAGGCTGTAGCCTCCGCCGGCGGATTCCGTACCGGGCGCGCGCTCCTGCATTTCATCCCGGTTGAAGTCGGCGCGGCTATAAACGTAGTAGCGGTCCGACTGCTTGGTGACGGGGATGTTCGGGAACACCTTATCGGCGATAAAGTGGTCTTGGTTCTGGACATACGCCACCGACATATTAGTGAGCGGCGCGTTGACGTGGACGTTGGACAACGTGGGAGATGGCATTGAAAAGTTCCTTCTAAGGGACTACGGCGTCTCGCGACGGCGCTTGTTTCAGGGCATCAAAAAACCTCCCGTAGGCGGTTCTGCATGCTCAAATGGGTTGGATTGGTTACGCGACCTTCTGCCAAAGCATCGGGACGACATCGCCCGCCACACCGCCTTCCAACAGCTTGCCAAGCTGGGCGCCGGCGGCAGCCGTTACGGCCTGCCCGGTGGCGCCGGAGGCGACGGTGGCGCCGGCTGCGAGCGTTGCTCCCAGCTTGATCTCAACGACATCGCCAATCGCAAACGGAAAAGCCTGCCCGGCAGTCGGGTTGCTATCGATCACGCCATCAGCAACAGCGCCGGCAGCGGCGACTGTTACGCCAGCAGCGCCAACGACGCCGAATAGATACTGGCTTGCAGACAGATCAGCGCCGGCAAGCAGCGTGATCGTCCGCTTCCTCTCGAAGTAGGACATGAAAAATCTCCATCTATGGGACATGCCGCCTCACGGCGGGGAATGGTTGATTTGGGGCTGCCGCTTACTGCGCTGTGGCGGCTCGCTTGGCGATCTCGTCGTAGAGGGCCGGGTTTTCCACCATGGCCTTGTCGTAGGCTTTGGCGAGGCTGATGCCCTCGGCCTTCTCGATCTCCTTGGCGCGCTTGTCTAGCTTGCCTTCGGGCGATTCCACATCGTGCGTGGTGCCGTCGAGCGATCCCTTCATGACAAAGGCGCTGGCCGCGATCTTTTCGGCGGTCTTAAGCAGATGGTCGAGGTTTTTACGCACATCCTCATCCATGTTGCCCATAGCCTTGAGGACGCCGGCCTTGGCTTCGGGTGTGCCCGGCAGATGGCCGAATTCGTCGGTGGCGCGCTTCTTGAGCCGCTCGAATTCCGTCTCATCCTTGGCCTTCTTCAGATCGTCGGCCTGCTTGGTGATTGCCGCCTGCTGGGATTTCAGCACGGAGAAGGTGGCGTCGCCAACCGCAGACTTGCGGATTTCGTTGCCATCCACCTTCAGCACCTCGTCGCTTTCGGCGGCTTTGCTGACCTTCTTCTTGCGATCCTCGGGCGACATGGCCATGAATTCCTTCTTGGCTTCGTCATCCTTCATTGCGTCCAGGTGCTCGCGCTCTTCCTTGGACATTTTGAGCAAGTCCGCCGCCTTCGTTTCGGCAGCCTCTGCTCGCTTGGTGACAGCGGCAATGGCAGTAGCAACCGCCGCGTCGATCTTCTTCTGCAGTTCGGGGTCCATGCGTTGTTCTCCATGGTCGGGGTTTGTGCCATCGCCGGCGCTCTTGCTCACCCAGCCGTCGGGGAGCAAATCGGTGTGGCCGAGCGCCTTGGCCCGGCTGATGATGTGTTTCTTTGCTGCCTCTGGGTTATCTGCCCTGCCGATGGCGTGAACGGCGTTCTTGAGGTCGCCAGCACTGATAATCGGGAATGATCCGTCATGCATCGCCGCGCCGCTTGATGCGGCCTGCTCGCGCTGCTCTGCGGTAAATGAGCGCTTCCAATAGGGATCGCTGGTGTCGCGCTTGAAGATCGAGACCGTGGCCGACTTGTTTGCGGGATTGTCCACCAGGGACAATTCCGCCAGTTTCATATTGCTGAGCTTCGTTGCCATTTTAGGCGTCTCCGTTCTCGATTACTCCAGCCATGCCCAGTTTGTGCGGCGATGGATATCGCCGACTGTTCCATCGGCAACGCCGAACATTTCAGCAATCTCCCGCTGGGACATGAGGCCCTTGAGTGAGAGAATTTGCCGTGCCTCATCTTCAGTCAGCTTATGGAGCGGATGGCGCTCACCACGATTAGGGCCGGAGCCGGTGTTGGCGCACCGCTTCGGCCCGCTTTTTCTATCTGATTTTCCTCACTCGGTCATCGGAATTCGGGTACCGGAACCGCCGATCGAGAACGCGCGAAGCTCGCCCGACTTCACTCGCTTCCATATCCCGTCGTCATGCACCTTCACTCCGACGATCCATCCTTCACGGTCGGACGAAATGCCAAGGCTCTTTGCAAGCTCGGCGGTGAGCGGAAATGAGTGCAGGACTTCGCCGACCTGCCCCCCCTCGTGCATCGCCTTGGCTACGCGAGCATCGGCCATGAACTCAGTTGTCGATTTGACCAGTTCGCTGGCGTCGATCACATCGCCCTGGGTATCGATGACGGGCTTGCCGCCTTCGGAGATGACCGATGCCCATCCATAGGCCATGCGCTGCTCGTCATCAGCCTTGACGATTTCTGCTTTCATGACGTTCGTCTCCGGTTCCAGGTCCTTGAAGCGCACTTCGGCTTCCTCATCGCCGTTGAGCCATGCCGCCGTCAGCCGATGGTGGCCGTCCGCAATCCAAAGCCGTCCGTTGATCTTCACCACCACCGGCAGCTTGCCGCCGGCAGCGCCGTTCCCGGCAATGGCGTTCACCTTCGCCGTATCGACGCGGTTTTGCATTGCCGTGAGATCGGCAAGCTTCAGCGTCTGGGTTTCGAGCTTGTCGGAATTGGTCAACGTGCCGAAAAAGCGCGGAACCTGATCCTCGCGGAGCATCCCGAGCACGTTGCCCTCATAGGCAAAGGGCGTTTTTGAGCGCTCACCGTCCAATGGCTCCAGCGAGCGCCCGGCGGCGGTCTTGGTGGCGTCCTTCGGCTTCTTCTTGCTCTCGCGCCAATCGACGCCATCGACATGGACGGCGCTTGCGGATGGCTGGCTCATGTTGGCTCCGAAAATGAAAAAGGCGGCTCCGAAGAACCGCCCGTGTGGGAATCTACATGAATGAAACGCTATGCCGCGCCCTGCGCCTTCAGATCCGCAATGCGTTGCTCGGCTTCTTCGAGTTCGCGCTTGGCCCCCTCATCCTTGTCGGCAATGCGCCGCATCGAGGCCGCGAATGCTTCCCATTCCTCCAGCGCATCGAAATAAGATGGGGGGTCTATGAATGATCCATTGCTCATCGCTTTGTCACCTCCGCGAGAATTTGCTCAACCATATTCTGCACCTCCATATAAGCGCTTGCCCTGTCCCCCCGCAACTCTGCGGTATATTTCATGCGCCCAAGCCGCTCGAGTGCGAGATTAACGAGGTGTGTTTCCACCGCCTTGGCATTGAAAGGCGTGATCTTGCGGGTGTTGACTTTTCGCTCAAGTTCCCGCCGGACGCGCTTGCGCGTATCGACAATAACCTTTTCGGTGAGACGCTTCGGTTCCCACGCTGCGTAGGAACTGCCGTTGTGCCCATGCGCCCAGACCGTATGCATTCCAGGGTAGGAATTGAGCATCATCAAATCCTGAGCGCTCAAAGACGAGCTGCTTGGATGGTTGTGATGCAGCACAAGGGCGCTTTTTGGATCGCGGAGCTTCTTCTCCAGTTCATCTGTGAAGCCAACATAGTTATTAGCGCTCCCGTCGATCTGCGCCAGCACTTCCCGTGTGATCCGGTCATATCCTCCCAAATGCTCGAAACCGTCGCGCTGGCCTGCGCTCAAAACGGCCCCTCGCGCTTCATCGTCAAGGCGCTTTAAACTAACCTCCGGCGCGACCTGCGGCTTCGCTTCCGGCTTCTTGATCCGCATCAACTGGACGCATCGGCACCGAATGACTTCGCTTGAAGGCCCGCTTGGATCGTGCGGACGCATCATAGAGACCCCGTTGCCGGTGACGAACTTCGCTTCCCGCCCTTGAACCGTCCTAACCTGCATATTTCGATGACTGGGGCGCTCCCGACCGTCGCGATGAGTTTTCCATTCGCGCTCGATCTGATCGTCTGCGATCTCCACTTCCTCGGTGATCTGATTGAAGGCTTCATGCCGGGCGGCGCTGATTGCGCGCCCCGTCTCGGTGATAGCAATCGTTTCGGCGCGGGACTTGATCGCGTTTTGCCGGTAGCGATCAACCATCCTGTCGATTTGATCACCGCCCAGAGGCTCGCCAGCGAGGGATGCACGCTCAATGGAGCGATCATACCGGCGGTCCCTTAGATCGCGGCCCAGCGCCTCCCTGCTCCCGCTTTCGAGCAAGCGCCGGTAGTTTCGCACCGCCTCTTCCTGCTGGGTCGTCAAGCCGATGGCGTTGCGGAAGCTGAAAGCCACGCCGCGAGGCCCGGAACCATCCACAAGGCCTTGCGTCAATGCCTGTCTAATTGACTGGCGCTGGCTGTCCTGCATTTCCCGGATGAATTCGAGTTGGTTCTGCCGCATCAATGCCGCGGCGCGCTCGTTGGTGGGATCGAAAGAAATCCCCGTCGATGGGGCCCAGCTCTTCACCTGATCGGCAAGGGATTTCACCTCGTCCCGCGCCGCCGCATCGAACACGGTGGATAGGACAGGAGCCATCCGGGCGATGTGTCGGTCAACCACGGACAAAGCCGTCTCGACATCACCTCGACCAAGAAACTCCGCGATCTCCCGCATCGCCTCATCGCTCTGGACTGTCTGGACAAAGCGGAGGAATGCGGCGCGGACACTTGCCTCAAGTGTGGACACAAGCCGCTCAACACGCTCGTAATCGGAGCTTTTCTCCTTTGCGAAGGCTATCGGAGTGCTGTAATTGATGAGCGATGAAAAGGTTGAGAGCATTCGATCCCCGCGACGGTACACAGCTTCCCGACGATCCATCGACATGGCTGCTCACCGCCAACGAGGCGCTGATCAAAGCGTCTCGTGTCCAAGGCGTGCAGCCGATTTCATTTTGGCGTGGTGTGGCGATCCTGGCGACGATCTGGGACGATGATCATATGCCCCGCGTCAAGGAATAATCCGGGTCCGAGAACGGCGACGACCGTGTCGTCCCGCTTGCGTATGCCCCCACTAGAGATGCGCCCTCACTTGATGATGCAAGACAACCCGCCAATGGCGCGAGGATGCCCCACAATGCCGAAGCATTGGATTGGCTGGGCAGTATCCCGGTGTTGAAGTATTCGATCTCAACCGACCCTGCCTTAAGTCGTTTCGTACCGCCCTGGCCGCTCGACGCGCCGCCGGCAAGCTCCGGGTTCTGGCTTATCGCGAAGGCAAGCTGGATCGTGACGGCGACAAGCGCCGCGGGCAATTTCGTCTGGTCGCTCTGGCAGGTGCGTGGCCACGCCAGCGCATTGTCGGCTTCGGTTTTCTCACCCTTCCAGTTCTGAGCGTCGATCACGCGAACAGCAGTCACGATGGCCCGGCCCTTGTCATCTTCGCTCAGCGCGACCCAGGCAGCGGCATTCACGGAGCCGTTGAGATAGGCGTCAGCATCGGCGACGGCGGCATAAGCGTCGTAGCTCGTGCCGCCGATGACGACCTGCGGATAAATGAAGGCCATTGGTTGTGTCCCTACGGAGTGATGCCTTTTTTAGCGATATGGCGCGCCCACGGCCCGGTGCCTTCGGTCGCGTCTAGTCCGGTCACGATCCGACGATCCCATGAGCCATCGCCTTCGGTGGTAGATTGCCCCTCCGCGATGTGCCTCGACCATGATCCAGTTCCGTTCATCGCGGCCAATGCTTGCGCGGCACGTCGCTTCCATGAACCAGTGCCAGACGCGCCAAGCGCCTGCGCCGTGCGCCGCCACCAATTTGCCATCGCGAGCCTCCTACAGAACCTCGATGGGCTGATCGAGCTTTGTGGAGCCGCCTAATGACGTGATCTCTTCCTGTGGCCTCACGACAAATTCACGCACATTCGTTGTGCCGATTATTCCCTCGCTTTGCAGCCATGCAACCAGTGCAAAAAACTCGGCATCGGTCAGAAGAAGAGGGGCTGACCCTGCCGTGCTTTCTTCAATGGTGATCCCATGCACGCCATTATCTAAGATGGTGTAAGTCTGTGTCGCCATGTTGTTTCTTCCCTCTATTAGCTTGTTGCGATGACGCCTGCATCGCGAAGAACTGCCAAGACCGCATTGAAATTATCTTGCGTGGGTGCGGCGGTAAGGTCCGCCATCGCCGCCTGTTGCAGCACCCCGCCCCTCTCCGAAGTCGTCGGCTCCTTATTCCCGGCCATGGCGGTTGCCGCCGTCGTCCCTATGGTCAGGTTGGAAGTCCCCGCCCCAATAGCGGTTCTTGCCGCCGCCTGGTCGCTCCCGGCGGCAATGACGGCGGGTTTACCCCCAAGTGTGTCCCAGGTCGCGGTCGGCGCATTGGCCACCGCTTCATCCACATAGCTCTTGTTGGCAAGGTGCGCGTCTTGCGTTGGCGCCGGGCCGGGAATTTGCCCCTCGATGTCGCGCATGACGAGGTTGAACCCCATCACTTCCTGCGAATAGGGAACCGCGGAATATTCGCCCCCGAAATTGTACCCGATGACGGTTGCGGCCCCGGCTCCGGTTGGAGGCGTCAATGCACCGCCGTCACTGAGAAGGTCACCAATCGAGGCAACCTCTCGCCCCTTCTGCGCGTCCGGCAGTTTCTTCTCCATCTGAGGCCGGTAGACTTCAATCAGGTAATCGCTGGTGATAGCCATGAGTAATCTCCTATACGCCCATCAGCGCGGGGTCGGGCTCGGGCGCATGTGGTGCGCCCAGAAGCTCGCGGACGAAATCGATGGCTGGATCGTCCGCCGCCAGGACGTGACCGGCAGTCGCCATGTCACGAAGCGTTGCAGCGACCTGCTCCACCGAGATGAATGAGACTTCCGAGGGCCGGAACCTTGGCTTCAGCCGGTTATCGAAGCCGTTGAGCGTCCAAAGCGATCCTATGAGGTCACGATTGAATACCTCGGCCATGTCGACCAGCATCCCGTTGACTTGAATGTACAGGTTGCGGCTCTTGTCCTCGCTCAGTGCCCGGCTTCCCGAACTCTGCCCGATCATCAACGTTTCCACGCCAAGGACACGGGCAATCTCGAAATTGGTGCGCTCGATGGACTCGCCCAGATGCTCGATGCCGGTGGAATTGCCTTGCAGCAGCTCCAATCCCCAACGGAGGGAGCTGGACCAGGAATGGCCGTCCGCCTGGATGTTCTTGAATGGTGTGCTGTCCAGCAAAAGGCCGGTGTTTACGTCCTTCGCCTGCGTCTGGACGAAGCTGCGCATCGCTGCAATTGCCGCGTCGATATTTTGTCCAAGCTTTTCGTCTTGCGGATTGGTGCGCTTGATATCCTCAAGCTCTGCGATCGGCGCTCGCCCTATCGGCGTTCCCCGAAGATCGCGGTCAAAGCCGATGCCTTCGATTTTCAGATATTCCTTCAGACGCTCCGCAGGCTCCGCGACTTGGCGTAGCAATCCAAGCCCTTCCGGGCTATCGGATAGCGTGTCATCCACCAGATAGATCAACTTCCATCGCGGGATGCAGAATAACTCCCCGGTCTGCGGCGAGCGCTGCACAACGCCCTTCACCTGCCCGCTGACCGGATCGATATCCCATTGCCAGATGGTGTGCTGTGGCCGCGCCTCGATGTTGGCGATGCCGATCAGGCCGTCTTCGCGCTTCGATGCCTGCCATTCCTGAATTGCATAGCCGTAGAACCGGTACATGCCGGAACGGCGAACGATACGGTGCCAGGATGTGCCTATGTCGTGACGGACCAATTCTACGAACTCGGCAGCCTCCTTTGCAGCGTCGGACGATTGCCCGTCCGGCAAATCAGCGGCAGGGACGATGGTCCATTTCGGTTCTGTCGCAAGTCCGAGAAAATACCTCATGCCAGCCGCCACGATGGACGTGTTGATCATGATGTCGGAGAAGGTCTCGTAGCGCCTATAACCGGCGACGACGGGGTTCCGTTCGGCATTCTGGACAAAGCCGCCATAGACAGCCGTGCCGCTTACACCAGCCTCCTGATATGGGCTGACCTTCGGCTTGTTCTCGAACCCCATCAAACTGAACAGGCTCGACAATGGAGATTTGGGCATGTGTCATAGCCTAACTGTTGATTGGGATGGCGACGGGGGCGCCGATGCCGGAGAAGCTGTCTTGGCGCTTCACGAGAAGTCGCCCGAATGCTCCAGAACTGGCGTCCACCTGATCCTTGAACGAGCCGCCCGGAAACAGACACAGTTCGTCAAGGTAGTCCTCGTTCCATTCGCCAGCGACGAGATAGACATTCCCGGCTTCGCACTGGCTGGAGAACGGTTCGGCGCGCGTGACTTTGTCGCCCGTTTCCGGCTCGGCTTTCACCTTCCAACCGGCAAGCATTGCGATCATGTCCTGCGCTTGGACCTTACCGGCCTGCCCCGGATCCTGTGGAAGGCTGATCGCAACATCCTTGCCGTCGACTTCTGCCGTTCCCTTGATCAGCATTCGAACCTTGTTGCCTTCGTCCTGCGTCTTGGCGACATGACCGACCACGAATGAACCGTCCGGCTGAAGTCCGATCTTCACCCCCGCCGTGCGGGCGGCAGTGGCCTTCTTGGTGGCAGCCAAGTCCCAATGGCGCACCCATATTGTTCCGGGTTGAGCCTGGCGGATGATCTTGCCATCGAACCATTCCCGCTTGAACAAACCGCCCTCGCGAGGCACCGGCCTTTGCTGGTACTGGCCGGCGACGGCGTAGGCGGTGAGCGCCTTCTGATCTCGTTCGAGTACCTTGGGCGGGAACCGCTCAGGAAAGAGCAAGTCCCCATCTGTCGAGCGCGGATCTTCAAACCCCAGCGCCGTGGTGCAATGCCTCTCAGCCTCGTATTTCATCGGCAACATGAGGTGCTGATAGCCAAGCCCGAGCTTTTTGATCTGGCCGGATACATCGTCTTCGTGGAGCCGCTGCATAATGACCACGATCGCGGACTTCTCCGGGTCGTTCACACGCGACGGGACCGATTCCCGAAATATGCGCGTTGTCCGTTGTCGCTCAGCCGGGCTTTCCGCCGTTTCCGTCGAATGGGGGTCATCAATGATCACCCTGTCACCGCGACCACCGGTCAAGCTCTGGAACGGCACGCCCTCGCGAAACCCGGTCTTGTCATTGGCGAATGACGCCTCCCCGGTCCGCACAAGCCTGACCTCGGGCCAGAGCGATTGATACCACTCCGAATTGACCAGATCGCGCATGCGCCGACTGTCGCGCTTGACGTAGTTTTCCGAATAGGACGTTGCCAGATACCGCATTCCCGGCATTTCCACCGGGCCCCACTCCCATGCAGGCCAGAAGACTGACGCGAGTAGAGACTTCATCGTCCCCGGCGGCACGTTGATCAGAAGCCGGTTGGATAGCCCCATCGCAAGGAATGTACCCTTGGTGATCGCCTCAAGATGAGAGCAGATCGCATCGATGTGCCAGCCGTGGATATATGGCTGTGTTGGCTCCAACACATGCCACGCTTCACGGACAAAGCCGGCAAGCAATTGGCACCGGGACCGGATACGTTCGGCGTCCTTGGCAATCCTTTCCCGCTCTGCGTCAGCTTGGCGTCTCGTCAGTTCCCCCCTCACCTGCCTCAGGAGTACCGCTGGCGGAACTGGCAAGTGCAGCAAGGAGGGCTTCGAGGGACTGGAGCTGTTCATTCGACATCCCGGTTAGGTCGATCTGCACGGGACCGCCGTTCGCGCCGGTCAACTGCTTCTTCTCAACCAGCAGTCCGTTCAGCTTGGCTTTGCCCATAATGGCGCTCACAGCGACGGAATACTGCTCGGCGGTACTAGCGGAGACCCTGACCTCTTCAAGCTCGTCTGTGAGGCCCTGAATGGTCACAGCGGTGCGTTCTGCGGCTTTTTTCTGCAATTCATGCACGCGTGTTAAAATGTGTTCCTCTCTCGCGAGGGCAGCAGCGTTATGCCGGTTCGCCTTGTATCCCGCCTCGACATATGCCCGATCTGCCGTCTTGCCTTTGGCGAGGTTCTGGGCGAACTTCTCGTGCCTGGCGTTATTGAGAACTGGCATGGGCTCAACCTTGGGAGGACATAAGATGGCTGAAGAAATTAAAGTTGGCAGTGTCGTAAGATTGAAGTCCGGCGGCCCTCATATGACAGTTTCAAGCGTTGGCAAACCCACGTATTCGGACACCATGAGCGCTTGGTGCGATTGGTTTGTTCAGGACAAAGCGCCATGGAAAAAGGACCAAGGCGTCTTCCCTTTAACCTCCCTTACGCTGATCGAGCAATAGCAGATCGCGCCCCGTTAAGCACCGCACGCCTCAACACCGCCTCCAGAAAGAGGATTGCCGCGCTATCGCGGGGATTGACGATCCACATGGATTAGGCCGTGGGGATGAATGGGGTCTGAGGCGCTTCGGGCAGCGTGAAGTGGCGCGCCGAAACCGAGGTGGTGCCGCCGCCGTCAGCGTAGCGCTTCATCACGAATGAGCCGTCCTTGGTGCGCATCCCGCCTGCGACAACGCGGCCGACGTTCGCCCGGAACGCCCCATCTGCAACCGCCTTATCCGACGCTACACCCTCAATAGGCTTGGCAATCGCCGGAACCTTCGACGCGACTACAGCCGCCGGCGCAAAGCCCAGCATCGCGAGGAATGATCTGCGCTTCATAATCGTCTCCCTCATTCACACGTGATTTCGGTCAGGATAATCACCGGGCGCTCACCTTCCGCCTCCACCAGGCGCACGGTGCCGGTGCATTTGCGATCCATCGCTATCGGCGTCGGGCGGAGCGTGAGCGGATCCTCTTTCGAAAGGGCCATGGGCCGGTCAGGTCGCGGCACGGCGGCATGGGCAGATCCGACGATTATCGCCGCGATGACAACGGCGAGCGCGATAAGGCTGCGCGGCAATGGCCCTCTCCCATAAAAAAGCCCCGCGTGAGCGAGGCTGAACCTGTGCAGTTTTTGCACGGGTTGAGTTGTTGATCCAGTTTTGATCGAGGATGCCCTACTCGGACCTTTTCAGGCGAGGCTCTCACAAGGACTTTGCGCCACCATTAACCGAGTGCGGCTATCTTCGCTGGCCGTCAGCTATATGCGAGGCTGCCCTCAAACGAGGACACTTTCGATATCGACCGGGCAGAGCCCCGCGCCGTCCTCGCATTCCCGTTGAGGCAAACTATAAACCGGACGCCCCAGCTTATAGCGAAAGCCTCGAAACTATAATGTTGCCCCGTGTGCACCCGAGGACTTCGAGGATACGGATAAACCGCCCGGGCCTCGCACCCTGCCCCGCGTATACCGGGGCGACCTGTAGACTATGCCGCCTTCTTCCGTGTCGCATATTTCTGGCGGCGACGCTTGTTTCTCGACTGAGCCCAATCCAAATCCCGAATGGTTTCATCGTTTACGAGGGCGAAATCATCCCTCCATGTGACCGGCTGTTTGCTGGGCGCGTCGTCTCCGATGTTGACGTGAATATGCCCGTTTTCAGGCCCAACACGCAACATCTCGAAATCGGCATTTTCGTTATTTATCAAGCCGTTGCGAGCAAGAGCGGCATAAAGTTCTAAGATTGCCCGGTTTTTCCGCCGCCGACCGGTTTCGACGTGAAAGCCTTCATTCCGGCACCAGACCGCGAAAGGCTTGCCTCCAGCCTGAGCCATAGCCCAATGCCACAAGCACCGGCGGCGGCTTTCGTCCTCAATGAAAAGGATGAGCGTGTTGCACAGCTCCCATTCCGAAACCTGCTCATGCGAAAGGCGGCTGCGGAAGAAGCTTTCACGCTCCTCCTGGTATCGCTCCTCACCCCATCCGTTCTGGTCGGCCTGATCGTGGACGTAGGGAAGGTTCTGGGCCTTCAGCCTTTTCGGTCTGGCGGTGTCCGGCAAGCGTCGATCCACCTCTGCGGCGCGGATAAACAGTTCAGCGATACCAAGGGGCGTCATGCTGTTCTCCTTCCATGGTTGGGATGGAAACCCGCAACTTTCTCTGCACCGCGACGTGCAGCGGCAGCGAGTTCTATGCTCTTAAATGTCCCGAGATAGATGTTCTCTTCACCAACCTTGATATGAGCTATCCATTTCCCGCGAGAACGAGCGGGGGCTACGCCAATAACACCAGAGGTATTGTGGGATGGCCTTTTCTTATTCTGGTTGTTTTGAACGGCGGTCACATGTCTCAAATTCGCAAGCCGATTATCGGCCTTGTCGCCATTGATATGGTCTATTTCGTTCGCTGGAAACTCCCCATAGTAGTATAGCCACGCAAGGCGATGCTCAAGATAATGTCGGCGATCCAATTGGATGTGCCTGTATCCTGAACCGTTCACCGACCCAGCTTTCTTCCCTTCATAGCGGGTGCGCCATCTTTTCCATTGCATTTCCGATGCGAACTCAGAAATGGAGCGTGATTTCCATACGAAATGACCCTCTGCAGGAACGTATTCCAACAGCTTATGAAGTCGATCAAAACTGATTGAGTTTTGCATCGTCACTCTCCTTGCTGGAGAACGCGGCGATCATCCAGCAAGTCCAATTGATCTGCATTGGGTCCAAATCGCCTATAGATTCTCTCAAAGACCATCCCCGAAAGGGCATGTCGTTGCGGGGTGATGCCGGAAAGGTCCTGGGCGATATATTGTAGCTGGCCCAGCGGGATAGCATCCCATAATTCGAGCCATGCCGATGCGTCCTTGTCGATTATGGCCCGACATGCGTGAATGAGGTCTGATGCCATCCAAAGCCCATATTCATCCAAAAGGGCTTTATTGTTCGCAGTTTCGGCCAAGGTGGACATAACCAGCCGGAAATGGTCCTCGCCGAAATTTCGTAATATCCGCTCCATGGTGGCGACGGCCCGCGTCTCCCCTATCTCGGGATAGCGGCGCGGATCGATGATCTTGATGCAGTATTCATCACAGATGGCTTTTACGCGGGGATCGATCATCATCCCTCCGCAGGCGGCGAGAACCGCCCCTTAAGCGCCCCGAAAAGGGGCTCATCGTCGGCGCCGATGCATTCCGGCGGCACTTCCACCAGTTTGGTGCGCTCGCGGTTGTCGGGCCATACCCTCGGCTCTCCGAAATTGGTCCGGTAAACCACCGCATCCCATCGTCCGTTGTCGGCGCGCTCGTAGCAGAAATACATCGTGATCATAGCGATAGCGCCCCTTGTCGCGCCAATGGCATTTGAGGGAGCATCCATTTATCTGCATCGGCCTTGATCTGTTCATAGTTGACCGGATGCTGTGCTTTGAAATCCGGAAGCGAAGCCCCTGGAACATAACCATCCGGCGTCTTATCCAGCCACCCCGTCCAAGGATCAGTCCACCGCGATGGTGAGAGACCAAGTACCTTGAAATCGGCCCGCGTCACCGGGCGCGTTTCCATGACGATGGCGAGCTTGATCGCCTTGATCTTCCATTCCGTAAGCGCCACCGGCGCGCTATGGCCGGCTTCGACATCTGGAATATAGTCTGGCAGCGAACAACGATGGTTTGGACACCACTGATGCCAGTCGCGCGATGCCCAAGTATCTGGACCAGGAAGGTAGGGGAAGAACGGCGTCGAATAGCGTCCGGCCTCCTGATCTTTCATCATGATGATTGTAATTCCAAGCATGCGGCACAGCGAAGAATAAAGCCCCTGCACCTTTCCGTCGGGAACCAGAACGGCGCGATAGTCCGGCCCTGTTTCCGCTGCAGACCAATCGCTCAGATATGGGAGAGCTTGATCGAGAACTTTTGCATTCAGCGCCAGCTTTGCTTCAATGCCGATCTGGGCGCCGTCAGCCTTACGAGAAAGCAGGATGTCGAATCCTGCGGTTTCCGGATAAACATCCCATTCGTCTTTCACCGCCGCGATGAAGGCATTGCAAAGCGCGGCCTCATTTTCGAAATTGGCAACCTCTCGCTTCATTTCGCCAAAGCCCTCCGTTCAACGGTGATGGCCCTTCCCTTCCTATGTAATGTCGGAAACAACGCGTCGGCCTCAGAGCGCGCCGTGGTGAGCGTTGCGCCGTGCCGGCGCAGATCGCCGTTGAAATAGGCTAACAGATGCGTGGCGACGGCTTTCCATGCCTCGGCGTCTGTCTGGAAAATGACGGGGTTGCCACCAGGTCCCAGAATTGGACCGGGACGAGCTTCATGGGCAAACCGGAGCATCGCGCGGTAGCCTATGGGGGTTTCTATGACGTAACCGGCGAATTGGTTCATTGCAAAAATCCCTCGAACGCCGGAGGCATGTCATCGGCCAGCGACTTGAACATGGTGTATTCGGCATCGAAGCCGATCTGCGGAGACTGGCCCGGCTCGCCGCGCCGACGCTTGTGATTAATGATCGCCGCCTTCCCACGCGATTCCTCCATCTTCTGAATCATGGTTTGTTTCTTCGTGAGTTCCCCTTCCTTGACGCGCTCCGGGGGCATCGTCGGAAGCATTTCGCGGAATAAGGGTTCAGGTCGGTAAAGCGAGAACCAGACATCGAGGGATTGCTTGATTGAGCCACCGCCGTACGCATCGCCCATTACTGGGCGGAAAGCGGTATATGCTCCACTCGACTGCCACCGGCGCTTCCAGTCATCATTGCGCTGGATAAGGATCACGATGGCGATGTTGAGTGTCTTCGCCAGCGCCTTCAATCCGCGATATAGCGCGTTGACGCGCTCCGCGAACATGTCCTTCGGATTTGGCAATGCGATCATTTTGGCGTGGTCGATGATAATCAGGTCCAAGCCCTGGCTTTTCACCATTGCCTCGGCCTTGACGCGGATATCGGAAAGCGAGCATTCCCCGAAGCCGACGATGTAGAAAGGCAGGTCCTTAGCCTGCCATATCTCGCGCTCGATATCTTCGTTTTCTTTCGTATTTAGGGTGAAGGAATCCAGCCGACCCAATGGAATATGAGACTGTTGCGATGCCGCCTGAAGCGCGGCCTCCTCCTCCGTCACCTCAATCGAGAAAAATGCTGATCGAAATCCTTTCGCGGCAGCAAATCGGCATTGCTGAAGGCTAAAGCTTGTCTTGCCGCCACCGCTATCGCTCATCAAACCGATCAGGTTGCCGCGGCGCATATCGCCCAAAGCTTCGGATATCTCAGGCAGGAACCATGGAATGCGAGACGATGCATCCGTGCTATCGCTTGCAGCCTTCTGCACGGCATTCGGGAGGATCACGCCATACTTGACCGCACCGGCACGCTCGTTGCCCTCCTGGGCAATCTGCGTCAGCCGATCGGCAATTTCTGCTATGATCTTTTCCGGCGTCATATTGGCCGGCATAGTGCGGGAGAGCGTGTCGATATCCTGCGAAAGCGACACAAGCGCCCGTCGAGCCCATACCTCGATAATCGCCCGGCCATAGTCATAGACGCTGAATGAGCCGATGGCTTCTGTCACCATCCGCGCCACATATTGGAGGACGGACATTTCCCCAATACGTTGATCAGCCGGGAGGTATTGCTTTATTGTCACCGGATTGACCGCCCGGCCCTCGGCAATCATCGTTCCCGCCGTTTCATAAATCAGCGTATGGAGTGGATCGCTGAAATGCTGCGGCTTGAGAAAACCCGCGACACGCCAATATGCGGCGTTGTCAATGAGGAGTGCGCCTAGTAGCGCCTGTTCGGCCTCGATGGCGTCGGGAAGTGCGGGCCGGAGGTCTGTGGCATGAGCGTTCATTCAGCGGCCTCCCTGAATTCCTCATCGACGGGGCGGCGCGCGGGCGCTTCATCAGCCATGATCGCACCGACACAAGCCTTCATCTTCGCGACGGATACGGCGTTGCCGATCTGCTTGATCTTTTCCGTCTTCGTGCCGGCGAACTCGTATTCCTGATCGCCGTCATTGAAGCCCATGGCCGCCGCTAGCTCGTGCGGTTCCAGCATCCGAAACAGAATGTCGTATTCACCAGCCGCTTCCGCGACGGCGAGTTCGCCACGGTTCGCACCGGTCACCGTCGGCAGCGGATCGGTGTTGGCGTTAATCCCCCGGCTGTGCCCACCCTCGTGTGTGACCGGCAGGACAACCGCGAATTCGCCACCCTTCGCCGTGGTGATGGTCGGTATAGGTTGATCGATTGATCGCCCGTTATTGGTCACCCGGGTATGTGTGACGGGTACCACGATGCCGAATCTGTCCTTCGTCGTGACAGTAGGGAGCGGATCGGCATCGCTGGTGCAGGTGGCGTTCGCGCCATAGTACGCAGAGATCAGAGCGTGCGCGCCGCCGGCCCCACCCGTCGTGGAGGTCGGAAGCGGCTCGCTCACCGCGCGCGGCGAGCCGCCTGAAGCCTGCGACAGTACAAACGGCTCGACCAGATACCCGCCCCCGTCGCAATTAGCTGTCGGCGTCGGCTCATGGATAGAATGCGCCCGCGTCTCGCCATATCCGTCACCGTGGCGGTTGAGAATGTACGGCTCCGCGAGCCAGACACCTCCCTTGGTATCGAGCGTGGGTATCGGTTCGCTTGACACCCCTTTTGGCTGATTGCCCTTCCGGCCATTCATAATCACCGGCTCCGCCAGCGCGATATGCTGCCCATTGGCCGCGATGGTCGGCAACGGCGCGTCAATACCCTGCGCTGCCATGTGATTGCGCAAAATCACGATGAAGGGCTGCGGCCAACCATGCTTCACCGCGCCAGCATAGACGCGGTTCAGCGTCTTCGGAGCGAGCGACTTTTTACGATTGAATATCGACTTGCCCTTGATCGACCAGTCGATGATATCGCTGGCCGGTCGCCAGGGCTTTGCACCGGAAAACAGGTCATCGCCGATTTCGCCCCGTCGACGGTGCGTCGGCATCGGCCAATGCACCTTGCGTCCATCCGACCGCGCCATGAGGATAAAGCGCTGGCGCGTCGTGGCGTCACCATAGTCCGCGGCATTGAGCTTGCGCCATTCCGGCTCAAAGCCCAGCCGCTTGATCGTCTCGATCCACGCATGGAAATATTCGCCCTTGCGCGATTTTATCGGCTTGCCTGTTTCAGGATCGACCGGCCCCCAGCCGGTGAACTCCCAGACATTCTCAATGATGAGGCGCTTGACGCGGAGCTCCGTCAGCCAAGTGATGACGTGCCATGGGTCGCTGCGCTGCTGATCGCTGGTGGGCTTGCCGCCGCGCGCCACGCTGTGGTGCGTGCAGGTCGGCGAGGCCATCAGCAGGTCGAGATATCCTTCCGGCACGATGATGTGGGGCCGCACCGTCGAGATATCCTGCACATAGTGCCGCGCCTCAGGATGGTTCAATTCGTGCGTCTTGATAGCCGTCGGCCAATGGTTGACGCAGACAAGCTCCATGTCGAGCCCGAGTTCATCAAGCGCACGCTGCGCACCGGTGGACGATCCGCCGGCGCCGCAAAGGAGGTCGGCTACAAGCATTTTGCGCTTCATGCGCCCCTCCTGAGAATGAGCGCCGCCGCGAACCAAACCTGTGAAGCGATCAAGAACGTTCCGATAAGCACCTCGCTTTGATTACCCCACCATGACAGTGCGAACAGCGTGAAGAAGTAGGCTCCGAAGCCCGTGGCGATGAACCGCTGTTTCATGCCGCTGCCCTCCCCACTTTGAGATACCGAAATTCCTGACTGGCTTCCGCCGCCATCGCGATTCCGACAGCTTCCGCCGCGTCAGCGTTCTTGACTGTGATCCGAAGCGCCCGGCACCGCTCGACGGCGACTCGCTTCCACGCGGCCCGGTCAAAGCCCGGCGAACGGCCCATGCCCAAAAAGTGTTTCCTCCACGTTGATGACGGGATCGTCACCCACGGCAGCCGGTACGCTGCGATGATGCCCACCACAGCCCCGGACAAGCTCGAAAGCTGCAAGGCGTTTGGGTTGATCGTATTTTCCTCGACCGGCCCGGCGAGCGTCTGGCGCGTCTTTTTGAAGGACACGACATTTCGCATTGGCTGTTCCAGGGCGATGAAATCGATGCCGATCCGCCCCTCACTGTCTTTGGTGGACGTGATGAGCTTGACCATCTGCATGGCGATGGACGCCGCCTTTTGCTCGGCGTCGTTGCCTTCGGCCTTGATCAGTCCCGTTTTGATGGAGGAAAGCGAGGCGTCGGTATCGTACAGGGCGAAACCGGTGACAGTGGCGATGTCTAGCCCGAGGATTACTGGCATTCGTCCGCCCTCCCCATGCTGTATATCTCTGCGCCATCTTCTGATTGGCAGATGCGGAAACCGTGCGGGAGCAACGCCCTGTTGGCGCGGAGCAACGAGCACTGGAATTGGACATACGCGCCGACCGGCTGGTCTTTCGGGCTTTCAAACCCGGCGCAATACATGATCCGGTCGCGCGCGATCCATTTGCCCTTGTGCTGGGTCATGAAGCCGATGAGCGCCCGGTCGAGCGGGTTTTCGAGCGATTGGGTGATTGATTTGGCTTGCAGATGCGGGGTCATTATTCGGCTGCCTCCGTCTTGAACATGTCGGAGGTCTTCGCCGCATGAAGTTGCGCAATGTTCTTCGCGGCCTGGATGAAGTATTTATCCTTGATCTCGAAACCGATGCCGCGCCGGCCCATCTCTACGGCGCTATAAACCTCGCTACCAATTCCAAGGAACGGCGTAAGCACCACGTCACCGGGATTTGACCAAAGCTCAATGCAACGCTCTATTACGTCGAGTTGCAGGGGCGAGATATGAACTTCGTCCTTTTCGTCACGCGCATTTCGGTATTGAAGCGTCCTGGTCGGATCTATGTCGGACCAGACAGGTGATGCGTAGCGCTGCCAAACGAGGACAGAGACCCACATTGGGAAAGGCCATGGCTTGTAAGGGTCCGGCCCATCCCATTCCGCCGCCCGGCGCTCGATATCGCGCTTGTATGCCTCCATGCTGATATCAAGGCTATGATCACCAACCCATCCATCAAACATGCCATCGACGGGCTCGGGGTTTTCGCCGGGCTTGCGGAATGTGACGATGTAATCGGCCAAGCCTTGACCGCTGATCGTGCTATCTTTGGTGATTTGCTTATGCAGGAGGCGGATTGATTTCGTGCGCTGCTGCGCGACAACAGGGTCTTTCCAGATGCAAACTTCGGAATGGAATATCCATCCTGCATCTTGATATGCGGTGATGATCTCTCCCCGAAAGTCCCGCATGCCGATAAAGCCGTTGCGGATTTTTGATGTCGGAAGCTGCATGCAATGGACCGAATGAAGCCTACCGGGCATTGTGACGCGCAGAAGCTCTTGAATGAGGAATGCATAATGCTCCCAAAAATCCGGCCCTTCGCTATTCGATAGGTCGCGATCATGGGCGCTAAATTTGTACAGCCCCTCGAATGGCGGGGAGTGAATGCCGAAGTGAACACTATCGCCCGGCACAGCGCGGATAAGTTCGCAGGCATCGCCCTGGTAGATGGCGTAATCCTTCGTCACGACCTGATCGACCGCTTTGATTTCGATGGTCTGCTTCATGCCGGTGCTCCTATCCATTCCGGCAACCGAAGCGGCTGCATCGGGTTATAATCGGGGATTGTGCGTGTCGACCCACGGATTTCCGCGCTCGAAAGGTCAGACATGTGCCTGACCATGGCGGACGCCATACGGTCGGCATCGCGCTCTTTGCGGCGAAGATTGGCGACAACCGCGCCTTCCGTCTCTGCCGCAATGAAATGAACATTGACGGGCTTTGTCTGGCCAAATCGCCAGAAGCGACGAACAGCCTGATAGATCTGTTCAAAGCTGTCGTTGAGCCCGACAAAACCGCAGTCGGCGCAATGCTGGAAATTCAATCCGAATCCGGCAACCGATGGCTTCGTGACCAGAACGCGCGTACGGCCTTCGATGAAATCGAGCAGCTTGCGCTCCTTCACATCGTCCGTGTCACTGCCCTTGGTCTCCACGGCTTCCGGGATGGCCTTGGCAAGCGCTTCGCTCTCGCTGTTCAGATGGCACCACCAGACGAAAGGACGGTTGGCAGGGGTGAGAGATGCGGCCAGGGCTACGCGTTCGGTAACGGTGCCTCTTCGGGCCGACAGACGCTCTTGCATCGTCGTTGCCTGCATTGGGAAAAGAAGGCCGGTATCTATCGACGGTGAATATTCCGCTTCGACGGTATGTTGATGCTGGATAAGCGGCGGCAGATCATACCCCTCATTTGAGTATCCAAGATCGGCGGGCTCGCGAAGCATCACGGCCCATGACGCCATCCATTTCCAGAACTCATTCTCCGCATGGCCCTTTAGGCGCCATTTCTGCGTATCGCCGCCGTCGTGGGTGAAGAATGTCGACAACATATCGGTGTAAGACATGACACCCAGGAACTCAGCATGGTTTCCAAGCTCCATGAAATCATTCGGGGCCGGTGTTGCTGTGGCGGCCAAGCGATACGGAATATCCCGGCACAATTCTATGATGCGCGTGCGGTAATGGCCGTCCGTCGACTTGAGGATTGAGCTTTCGTCAAGGATGACCCCCACGAACCTCGTCATGTCGAAATGGTCGATCTTCTGATAGTTCGTCACATTGATGCCGGAGCCGCATTCATCCTGCGATTTCACCAGACGGGCCGATATGCCGAATTTCTTGGCTTCGCGGATGACTTGGGCCGAAACGGCGAGCGGCGCGAGCAAGAGCACCATACCGCCCGTGACCGATGCGACGGCCTGCCCCCATGAAAGCTCCATGAGGGTCTTTCCAAGGCCGGTGCCGGCGAATAGTGCTGCCCGGCCCCTGCGGAGCGTCCATGACGTGATATCGCTCTGGAATGGAAACATGACGCCGGGGAGCGGCGGAATGCTATTCAGGCCCGTCATCGGGTCTATGATGCGCTTTCGCTCGAGGAAGGCTTGATATCCATCCATCGCCCTACCCCCTTAACCAAGCGATGGCAGGCACCGCCACAAGCAGCGCGACGGCGAGATAAACGAAAAGCACGGTGATGATGTGGATTGATCGCGTGGGGCCGTCGATCATTGCGCGACCTCCCGAAGCATCCGCCGGATGGTGCCTTCCGAGCAGCGGAGCCGCCTGGAGATTTCGGCAGTCGTCCAACCGAATCCGTGCATGCGGATGACCATGTCCCGGTCATACGCCGGACGCTCCGCTCCACATATCTTGAAGCCCATCTTCTGAAGTGCATTAATCACCGTCGTATGATCCCGTTTGAACCACTTGGCGATTTCCGGAACCGACATGAGCGGCTTGGCTGTCCGCACCGCCGCCATGGCTTCGAACCGTGCGGCGACCAGCTTTTTCACCCGCGACTGCTCGATGATATCGTCATAGGTAAAGCCGTGCCGGTGAGCCACACGGGCGATGATGGCAGGCACGGTGTCGACCGGCGCCGCAGCGCCCCACCGCGCCTTGGTGCGCGCTACCGCCTCGCTCTGCGCTTCTTCGCGTGATTGCTTGGCGGTTGGTTCGATCGGTTTGATCTCAATGGTCTTCGGAAGCAGTTTGATGGCTTGCGCTTCACGGCGTTCACGATCGCGCCGCTGTTGTTCGCGAACAGCCTGCTGGTATCGGGGGTTTTGTTCTGTGTGGCGATATGAAGAGGCAATGATCATCAATCGTCCTCCCCGTCAGGGAAGTCTGGATCTTCACCGAATGGAACCGACTGGATCAAGTCGTCCCTGGTGTCCGCGTCATCCTGCTTCTGCTTGATACCGGCGAATAGTGCGCCCTGCCCTTCATGCCAGCCGCGGGCATATTCCTGCCCTTCCGGCGAGGCTTCATTGTAGGGATTGGTAAGCGTGTCGCCGCGAAGGCCCGCCTCCTCGCCTTCGCCGTAGGCTCGTTCTGCCGCGGGCGCCCGGTCGATGAAGATGTCCAGTTGGGTGTTGACCGGGACGCCAGCGAACCGCATCGCCTGTAGGTCGGCATCGCGCCGCGCCTTGAGTTCGGGAATGCCTTCCGGCGTCTGGGCCTTCTCGTAGGCTTTGATCTGATCGAGACCATATTTCCCAAGATCGGCTTTGATCGCCTTGCCGACCTGCTTCACCTTGGCATCGGCGGCTTTCTTGGCCTCCATCGCCTCGATCCAATCCTTGCGATTGATGAAGAATAGAACCTTTCGGTCCTTCTCGCTTATACCGACGGCTCCGCTGTTATGCCCTTCACCGGCGGGAGCTTCCGTCTTATTTACTGCCTTAGCCATTTCGATTTTTCCTTTTCCGTTGCCTATGGCGCTCAGCCGCGAGCAGCCATAGTTCCTTCGCCAGACGGCGAAGGGCGTTGATCAACCTCATGCGATTCCTCGTATGCGAGCCGCTTCGCCTCGACGGTATCGGCGGCATTTTCTATCCATGCGCAAAGATGGCCGTAGGTGTTGCGCAGGCAGCGATAGACATCCCCATTGGGGTGTTTCATCGTCTGCCAGTTCTTCCACAGCCGCTCTGCTTGTGCCGGTGATACGCCAGCCTTCTTCGCTGCCCTGTCACGCGCGGCGGTGAGGGTGTCGCCCCAGCCGCGCCATTCTTTCGTTGTCGCGGCGTTCAAAATCTCAAACGCCTCTTTCGCTGCGATACTCGTACTCATTACGCTAACGCCCTGTTTTGGTACGGATCCGTACTGTCTTGGTGCGGACATGCTCTCTCTCCACGGCTATTGTCGGGGCCGTGGATGGGGCGAACACGAGCCCCGTGAGAGAGGGAAAGGTTTGAAGATGAAAGCCCCGACGAAACGCATGGAATCTGTATCGCCGGAGCAACTGGAGCTTCTTCCGCTGACATTGGAATTCGCTTCGCGGCAGCGGAAGTTGGTTGGCCGATCCGAAGGCGCGTGGGGGCGCCGGAGGCCCGACAATCAGAATGATCCATTCGAAACGGCGCGGGGCTATGTGCCGCCGCACGGCTCGAAATGGTGAAAAAGGTGACGGCTCGCCTCGATTTGCATCCGGTGACGTATATCCCGCTTACGCGGAACCGACCGACGATAGGCGTAAGCCCATCGCTTTTTGCGCGCCCGGATCGAGGCTTGGTATGCTGCGTTGGCCGTCTGCAACGCCTAGGATTGCGGGTCGGTGTGTATGTGAAGGGGGTGCCCGATGCGCGGGAGGTCGCATCGGGCTTTCCTACCGCATAGGCGGGGGGCTTGGGGCACGGTAGGAATGGGGAACATTCGGAAGCAACCTTTGCTTCCCAAGACGGGAGTTCAGAGAATTGCTCAGGCGCATTGAGATAGCGGGTTACGATTTGCAACTCTTCATCAGTAGGCTGCATAGGGATGCGCTTATATCCACCCCAATTATTCATGATCTGGTGGACCTTTTCAGGAGCGCTCCAATTGGCGAGGCCGAGCCTCTTCATCCTCTTCTGGGTCCAATGAATTTTCATAAGGTAGCGATGCCGCTCTCGCATTATTGGATTGATCTTGCGTGCGACGTTGCGGATGTGCCCATTGCGCCTCGTGAGATCGAAAGCTTCTGTGAGGGGCGCACCCGCCCGCAATTTTTCAATTCCGCTGAGAAGTTCTGCAGAAGCTTCAAACCATTCACGGTGGGTATGCTGAGGTGCGAAAATAGAATGGAGATTTTGCTCCAATTCATAATTACCATTGACTTGGGCGATCACCTCAAGCGGGAAGGGCGACCAAGACATCAGCACCCTCAAGCGCTCATGCGGTATCTCGGAAAATCCAATCTTGATTGGTCCGCTCATTCCCACCGGGCGAATGAAATAAACGTATTTCGCATCGCCACTCATACCGCACCTCGGTCAGCGTCAAATATCCGGTCAAAGCGCTCCACCGTTGCCGGTCGGAGAACCGTTTCCGGCCATTCCACTCCTTCGGGCCAATTTGCATCAAACCAGCGCAGAGCCGCATTAAACCGCGACAATGTGAGATCGGAGCCGAACCTGATTGCGGTCAGCTTTTTACTGTCGTCAAATACCCGGCTGGACACGGTTTTATCTTCAATGCCTAGGGCGGTCTTGTATGCGTCAGCGAGAATGAGAATATGGGTGGCGTTCATCATCATGACGCCATTATGCGGTAGTTTTACCGCCTATGTCAACGGTTTTATTACCGCTTTCGTGAAATGCGGCCAACGGTCATTTTACCGCCATGCTGAATGACGTCATTGAACGCATTGATATCCGTTTAAAAGCGCTTGGGCTGTCCGCTCAAGCCGCTTCGATAAAGGCCGGCCTAAGCAAAGACGCAATCCGGAACATGCAGCGAGCCGTACAGCAAAAGGGGCGATCTGGCGTATCTACTCGCACGATCACAGCGCTTGCCCCAGTTCTCGAAACCTCCGTCGCGTGGCTTCTAGAGGGCATTGGTGATCCCGGTGACACGGCTAGCAAGCCGTCAATCATTTCAAGCTTTGATCCAGACGCCGCTCATGACCATGAAGAACTAGGCATGTCTTATGGCCTACACACCGGATTTCATGGCGCGCCAGAAGGCACATCGCCGCAAATAGACATCACCGGCGGAATGGGCGCAGGCGGCTTGTCAATCGTGAAGGAAGGTGTGCCAGGCAAGAATGGAATGACATTCTCCGCCGATGCGGTATCGGACTATTGGCGCCTTCCCCCGGCGATCTACTCTGCGCTCGGGCTAAATCCAAAGGATGCGGCCTTCGTGCCCGTCCAGGGCGATTCCATGTACCCTACCCTCCAAGAGGGCGATGTCGTCGTAATCGATACCCGCCATCGATGGCCGTCACCTGACGGGGTTTACGCCATTCTCGATGAGATCGGCGGCCTAGTCATGAAGCGGCTCGAGGTGGTTGACGAGGATGGCGAAAACAAAATTCATATCATCTCAGATAATCCCAGGCACCCGGTGAAGGTGAAGAAGCCGGATGACCTGTTTGTCGTGGGGCGAGTATTGAGACGGTTCGGTATTATAAAATAGGGGATGGGGAATGATAGACGAGAGCTTGCCACCGTTGCCAGTGCAGAAAGACGCAACGAATTGGCGAAAAGCCAAACTTGAAGGGCGGAAAATCACGCTCACGGTTGCTGAGGTGGATACCCTCACAAGCAGCATATCCACGATGCAGCAAGCATTTTTGCAGCTTTTTGCAGCCGTTACCGGGGCAGGCGGGGATGGTGAAGACAAGCGAAAAGCCTTTGCCAAAGAATCTTTCGCATCCATGCACCAATCCAACGCCATCATGATCGAATTTCTCAATTCCATGATCGACCGCGCCGACAAGGACGAACTCGATGGCAAATGAAGCCGTGCGCCTAGTGGTCAACAATGACGGCATTTCGGCAAGCGTCTCCACGCAACAGCTTGCTCAGTCCTTGAATTTTGGCGGCGGCGGTGGCACATTTGATGGTATGGAAGCTCGTGTTACCGCTCTTGAAGTGCTGGCAAAGCAAACGAACGAGAAACTCGATAAGATCATCGACAAGATGAGTAAGGTCGAGGTTGATGTTGCGCGCCTTGACGGGAAGGTAACATCCCTACCCAGCGCGGAAGCGTTCGGACACCTACGCGGTCGCGTAGACAGCCTTCCAACAATTCCGAAAATAGCTGCCGTTTTCGGCATAATCGGCGTTTTGATATCCATAGCCAGTAACTGGGATAAGCTTTATAGCCTTATCCATACCGCCCCTCTTGTCCCAGGTTAACGCCGCCCAGTCACCTACGCCGACGCCAACAGCCGGCCATTCCTTACCTTGATATCGGCCACGACGATTCCGAGTACGCGCGCCTCGAATTGCGCAATCGTCATGAAGCGGTCGCGGTACGCCGGGTTATCTCGGAATAGGCGAATCTGGCGCGTTTCATCCATGGTGCTTTCTGCCCGGTAGAAATCGATGCCGATTCCATTGTCCAGCACATAGATACCCTCGCCCGCATACTTCGTGACCGGCTTCATCAGCACGTAGTCATGGTCGCCTCTGAGTGTCGGATACATCGCGTCACCAAGCACTGGCACCACGCGAAATACCGGCGACTGAAGAATATCGACGGGCATAGATGGCGCGAAGAAATCCCTCATGACATCACCCGCATTGCAAAATTGAACGCACGAATGCTACTATGCCCAAGCATATTAAAACTCCTCACGGATTTTGATTTGTTCAGGGCGAAGCGGGTTCTCAAGGCCACTGCTTCGCCCTTTTATTTTTCATAGATTTCTCAAATAGGCGAACGCCGCCACCTCTCCCCGCCCCCTAATCAGAAAAGCTACCTCTAATTGAGGTATTAACGAAACGTTACCCAGCGTTATTCAACGTTACCCAGCGTTATTCTATGTGTCCAGCGGTTTAAGTGTCCATTTTGGACAGTTCGCGGCAAACCAGCCTGACTATCCGCTCAACATCTCGATAGAACTCCCTATTTCTTGGGAAGTCATCTTTGAGCGGGCGAAGCATTACGCGTCGACCAACTTTCTCGGCCCGAATTTGCCCCTGCGCCTGGAGCGCACTGAGATGCCGGAGAACTGACGTTCTTGGGATTTTCACGAGGTCGGCGATGTCGGTAGCGCTGACCGGTTTCCCCTCGTATTCGCCAAGGCGGATAGCCAGTTGAACCAGCGTTTCTTCCGGCGGTCTTTTTCGCGCGACAAACAGCGCACGGAAATCCAACATCATCCGAATGCAGCGGATTTGCCGGTCTTTTTCATTCGAACTAGGCGCCACTTACCATCAACATTTCCATAGGCGAGGCCCGCTCCATAGCGGTAAAATGGGACCACTTTGCGGAAACTGAGACCATTTCGAGGGATAGGCCTTTCTGCCATAAGTTCGGCATGCCTAGACTGCGGAATCCAAAACCCAAGCCCAAAGAATTCAGGCTGCGAATGTCGCCGGAACTCGCGGCGATCATCGAAGATGTCCGGGGTCAAAAAAGCATTAATCAGCAAATTAACGAATGGTTGTGGAATAACGCGCAAGGCGATCATGCCGACCGTCTCGCGAACGCGCTGCGGCCTGTCCTCGCATCATTAGGTGATGACGAATTGGACGCGTTCGTAGACAATGCGGTTTCCGCCATCGAAATTTTGATAGCTGGCCGGAAACGCCATCGCGAATAAAAACCGAAATCGGCTATTCATTTATGATTTTCAATCTCTAGCTCTAATATTTTAGAGCGTTATCTCCTTCTAACTCTTTGAGATTTTGTTCCTGAAGGTTGTGAGAGGGAAGGGTTCGAAGCCAAAGACCCCCCTACCCCCAGAAAGACAAAAGTCCTCCCAGAGGTAGGGGGTCGATGGCGTGTCCTGAAGGCCGGAGCCGGGAATGGGACATATGCCAGAGCGCCTCTCAGCAACCCGCCCTCTGTTTCTGGCAGCACCGTAGGACTTTCGACCCCCGCGCTTGCGGTTTGACCAGCAAGGGGATTGCACCCTCGTCACCGCTTTAAATTTCAGATGTCCGGGCAGAATTGCGGCACCGGTGCCTTTGGTTTGGCACGGGCTGGATTACTGCGCAATACAAAAAGCGGTACAATTACCGTTTTCTTGTTGACTAGCGGTAACTCTACCGCTATAACGCCTTCCATACCAACGCGGCACGAAGAAGCTCACGCCGATCTGCCGGGGCCAACAGACGGATGGAGAGAGAGAGATGATGTCGCCGCAGATGAGAAAGCCATTAGCGTCTGATGTCAGTCTTGAACTGGCGATCCGCGCGCATAGCGGAACGAGCCACACGCCAGAGCGCCGGGGAGAAAACGAAGTAGCCGATTACGTATCTTCCATCCTGTCTTTTCAGGAGGCCTTGGCCGCAGTTGCAGATACCGACGAACGCGAATTTGAAGCCGTCGCGCAGGCTGAACGCTACCGGGAAAACTACATCAATCGTCTCTCGGCTGTCTGGTCGTCTCGTAGTCGATTGATGTCGGCAATGATTTCTGGGCCCGCGAATTACCCAGTTCACCGCCAGCAGAAAGCTTACGCGGCATACGAGAAGAAGGCGCGAGAGTTTTACGACTGGCAAGATCGCGCGAAGAAGTCCGCCATCAAAGCAATCAAAGCCGTTGGAGCCCTCCCTATCGAGATGCCGGAAGGCGCAAAGACGGGCACGGAAGAGCTTCAAATCGGCGACGTTAAGATAATCGTCAATCACGACATTGAGCGAGTGCAAATCGTATTCGACGGTAAACCCTCTCCCAAAGTCATAAGCGAACTTAAAGGCGCGGCGTGGAATTGGTCGCCACGCAACGGCGCATGGCAGCGCAAAATCACCAACAACTCGATCTGGTCAGCAAAGCGCATCGCAGCATTTGCGGATGTGAAGGTCGCCGCCTGAAAGCCCTCCGGTTAGCGGCGTCCGCGCCGCGTTCCCGATGGTTTTGAACATGGAGAGGGACCGATGGCAGTTATCTACACAGTCACCGATAGCACGGGTGTTGTGCACACTCGCCGGAGCGCCGGCCATACGGAGCCCCGCTACACGCATGCGGTTTGCGCGGTTCCCGGATCGACGCGGAAAAACCACGTCAGTTACGCGGGCAGCTACGATCTGGCGATGAAGTCCCTAGCGGATTGGAAAAAGACCGTGGCCGGGCAGAACGCTGAACTGCGGGAAGTATCAGCCCTAGTGAAATGAGCCCTCCGGTTTCCGCCTCACGGGGCGGTTTCCAGAACGCTTCAACACATCAACAAACGGAGATTGCATGATGTGGATCGCAGTTGTGAACAATCTTCCCGAAATGATCTTGGGAGGTGCGTGGACGGGGCTTTGCCTCTGGTTTGGTGGCCGGATTGGTCTCTGGAAAGCCCGTCGAAATGCCGCGAAAGCGGAATTCTAACCCCTGAAATATCACGTCTAAAGGAGACGCTTATGTTTGGAATTCTCAAGAAAACATTGGGTGCAGCGGCAAAGGAAGTGAAGGCCGAGTACGGCGAGAGCAAGGATTTCCTCGAAGCTATTTGCGCCGCTTCTGCCTTGGTTGCCGCGTCGGACGGCGACATTGAAGAGAGCGAACGCCGGAAGGTTGTCTCGATCATCAGCAACCATCCAACCCTCTCCAAGCTCTACCAGTCCAACATCATCGAGCAGACCGCCGACACAATGTTCAAGCGCGCCAAGGATGTGTCAGGTCGCCAGCAGCTTGCCCGTGAACTGGATGACATCAAGAGCCGGCCGGACGGGTCGCAGATGGCAGAGGACGTTTACCTGATCGCCCTCGATATTGCCAATAGCGACGGGGAGATCGAGCCGCAGGAGGACGCAGTTCTCAAGAAGATCGCCGCTCGCCTGGGCATTGATGCCAGCAAATTCGATTTCTGAAATCCCTTTCGGTTTCCCGTGTTCGCACGGGTTTCCCAAACGGATTAACGCGAGGAAACGGAACATGAAACATTCCCGCACTTTATCAGCCACCTTAGACCGCATCCTTGACCACGAAGTCTATCAGGTCATCACGCGCAATCATCACGGCGATATCGTCGTCTGCGAAAGCCTCGTCATCGACATGACACGCGAGGCAGCACTTGAGGAAATGCGCGCTGGCAACGCGCTCAAGGTCAAGCTGATCAACTACGCCGAAGACACGATCCGCGATGTTACCGACGAGATCGAAGGCGAGATTGAGTTCGAGCGCGAGCAGGCGATTATTGCTGGGGAAACCTACGTCCCTATGTCGCCGTCCGACATCTACTACGCCAATTCGGCAGGGCGGGGGATGTGATGATCTGGACATCGGTTTTCAACATCACGTCCATCGAGCTTGTCGCCGATTACGCCGATCACCAGCACAGGCGGGTGCGCATTACCGCCGAGGGCGGCGGAGAGCTTGAACTAAACCTCTATGGCAAGACAGACGCGCTGGCTCTTTTGCCCAAGTCGAAAGATTTCATCTCGCACAACAAGCCACTAAACGCCGCACCTGTTCTGGGCATGCAGTTGGAGGCTGCGGAATGAACGCCCTCATCCAAGACACATGCGCCCTGCTCTCTGTCGGCGCGTTCGTTTTTACCTTTTCCCTGATCATTGGAGCAATCTGAAATGGCCGCGAAGAAGAAAACAGCGGAACCTACCCCCGTCATCGTGGCCTACAAGGGCTTCGCAATGGACCTGACATGCTCGCCTGCGGGCAAGCCGTTCCAATACGAAATCGGCAAGACCTATGACAACGGCGGCAAGCCCGTTACCCGTTGCGGCGACGGCGCTTTCCATTGGACGGAAATGCCGCTGGATGTTTTCAGTTACTACGGTCCTGCAAGCAGCCGATATGCGATTGTAGAGCCATCCGGCGAGATCGCCCGCGATCCCGATGGTGATAGCAAGGGCGCATCCAGCATCCTTACTATCAAGGTTGATATTTCAATCGGAGATCTGACGCGCCGCGCCGTTGCTTGGGTAGCTGAGAAAGCTAAATCGCAAGGAAATGGTCAACACGCCGCCGGGGATTACGGCCATGCGTCCGCCGCCGGGGATTACGGCCATGCGTCCGCCGCCGGGTATCGCGGCCATGCGTCCGCCGCCGGGGATTACGGCCATGCGTCCGCCGCCGGGGATTACGGCCATGCGTCCGCCGCCGGGGATTACGGCCATGCGTCCGCCGCCGGGGATTACGGCCATGCGTCCGCCGCCGGGGATTACGGCCATGCGTCCGCCGCCGGGTATCGCGGCCATGCGTCCGCCGCCGGGGATTACGGCCATGCGTCCGCCGCCGGGTATCGCGGCCATGCGTCCGCCGCCGGGGATTACGGCCATGCGTCCGCCGCCGGGGCGGCCATGCGTCCGCCGCCGGGGATTACGGCCATGCGTCCGCCGCCGGGTATCGCGGCCATGCGTCCGCCGCCGGGGATTACGGCCATGCGTCCGCCGCCGGGTATCGCGGCCATGCGTCCGTAAACGGCAAAAACGCCATTGCTCATGCGTCTGGCATCGAGGGAATGGCGAAGGCTGTTGAAGGAAGCGCTATCAGCCTCGCGGCGTACGACGATAGCGGTAATCTCGTGGCCGTGCGCGCTTCAATGGTCGGTCAAAACGGCATTGAGGCCGGGAAGACATACAGGCTCAAAACGGACGACGAATTTGAACAAGTTTCCATGCCGGAGGCGCTGTCATGACCAGCACCCCGCAGATCGAGATCGATGAGGACGCAGTTGACCGCGCTGTAGGCGTCAACCTGCGCCGCATCCGAAACGCAAGGGCAATGTCGCAAGAGACGCTTGGCAACGCCTGCGGCATCACCTTCCAGCAAATCCAGAAATACGAGAAGGGCGCGAACCGGATATCCGCCAGCCGTTTGCACAGCTTCGCGAGAATCCTGGAATGCACCATCCCAGATTTCTTCGATGAAGTGGATGACAGCGAAATCAAGCCCATCGGCCCGGTACCAAGCGAGGCTCTCCACCTCGGCGGCATGATCATGGGAATGCCCGCCCCGGTGAAGAAGCACATGACGGGCTTGGTCCGTGAGTTGTCGGAGAGATTTGCCGGCGGCCTCCAGAGCGACCAGGCGCAGCCATGAGTGACGCCCAGATCAACATCGCCACCGAACTCGCCTGCATCGCTAGGCTGAACCGTGAGGACGCGCTCCGGCGGCTGGAAGCGCTTATCGCCAGCGAGCCAGATGAGCGCGCGAAGCTCACACTCAAGGCCGAATATCACCGAATAGCGAGCGGAGGACAGAAGCATGACCGCATATCGAAATAGCGCGGACGAGGTGTCCGATACCTTCCAGTCCGTTGGCGTTATCGCCGCGACCTTGGTCAACCGGTGGGCTTGGTGGCAGAAAGCCCTCGCCAATCCGTCATTGATCGGCACCAAGGAACTGCCGGTCCACGAAAGCGAGCCTCAACAAGGCTATTACCGTACCCGCTTCAAGGGCCAACCGTGGGAGCCGGTCGCGATCTTCTACCCCGAAGGCTCTAACGAAATCGTCGCATATCGCAACGGTCGCGAGGTCCGCGTCGATGAAATCTGGACATGGTGCTGCCGCTATCCCGTGACCTACGAGGCTTATCAGGCGGCGGTCGAGGGCGAAGGTTGGCCCGACGATGACAAGACCGTTGCCGCCCAAGTGAAACCCCGCGAGGCGGTCCCCGGCGATAATTCCGGCGCCGCCGAGCCGACGGAAACGATCAAAGACCAGATCGATGCCGCGCTCGCCCGCTCGAATGCGTACGAGGTAATTTCCGACGACGAGACGGCGGCAAAGGCGCTCTCTCTCCGCAATCGGCTAAACGAACTTTCCCGCGAAGCCGACAAGATCAGGACCAAGGAAAAGGAACCTCATCTCGAAGCCGGGAGGGCCGTGGACGCCAAATGGCAGCCATTGGTGAGGAAGGCCAAGACCGGCGCGGATCAAGCCCGTGATGCCATCGGCGCGTGGGAAACCAAGAAACTGCAAGAGCAGCGCCGCCGCGAGCGTGAGGCCGAAGAAGCGCGTATCGCCGCAGAGATGGCCGCACGCGAACAACAGGCCGATACCGCTGTGCTGGAAGCCCCGGCACCGGTTACCGCGCCGGTCGAAGTCGCCACGACCCCCATCAAGCCGACATACGGCAAAACCGCCAGCGTACAGGTGAAGACCGTCGTCAAGGACGTGACCGATTGGTCCGCGCTCGCCGTCTACATGAGCATCCATCCCGAAATGCAGGACCTGCTTCGCAAGCTCGCGCAGCGCGCGCTCGACGCTGGCCGTACGGGCATTCCCGGAATCACAACGACCGAAGAAGCAAAGGTGCGCTGATGTTTATCCGTCTTCTCCTCCTCGTGATCGCGCCGCCCGTGCTGATCTACACCTTCGCTGCTCGTGTTCTCTCCGAGTTCCTATCCTCGTTCAAATACGCGTGGTGGGACTGCCAGGAAGAGATGGCCGCCCTTCGCCGTGCCTGGGAAACAAAATCCATTCGACCGGAGGACTGGAAGTGACCGCTCCACCGCACACGGCCCGTTCGCTGACCGATGCTGACCCCATTAAACCCGCAGCCGATGATTGGAATTTCTGATGAACGCCGTCGTACAGCAAGAAACACCGCGCCTGCCATCTCTGCAATCTGGCGGCCAAGTTCGCGCCATTGTCCCACAAGACTTCGACGGCGCTTGGCGCATCGCGACCGCAGTATGCAAAGCCGGAATGGCCCCGAAAGGCCTTGATACGCCAGAGAAAGCCATGGTGGCGATTATGCAGGGCATGGAGGTAGGGCTGACGCCTATGGCCGCTCTCCAGTCCATTGCGGTGGTAAACGGACGTCCTACCATCTGGGGCGACGGCGCAATCGGCCTTGTCCGTGGCTCTGGCAAGCTGGAGTGGATTAAGGAGCGGATCGAGGGCGACGGTGAAAACATGGTCGCGGTCTGCGAGGTCAAGCGAAGGGCCGAGCCGGCACAAGAGCCTGCACGGTTTTCTGTCAACGACGCGAAAAAAGCTGGTCTGTGGGGCAAGCAAGGCCCGTGGCAGCAATATCCGAAGCGGATGTTGGCGATGCGCGCTCGCGCCTTCGCGCTGCGCGATGGGTTCGCTGATGTGCTGCGCGGTCTCGGAATTGCGGAAGAGGTTCAGGATATCCAGCCCATCCGAGATGTGACCCCGCCCACGCCGCCAAAGCCTCCCGTGCCGCCGGCAAATGCTATCGTTCACCACAGCGAAACCATCACCGCCGAATCCGCTATCCAGCAGGCGGAAGACATGCAGATCGAGCGCGAGGTGTCGGAAGATGATGACGCCGCTGCCCAGGTAGACGACACCACGTTTTTCGAGCGCCTAGAAGCCGATCTATCAGTCGTGACCGATATCGCCTCCCTTGAAGAGGTGTGGACCGCCGCCGATCCCATGGCCCGCTTCGAAGGCAAGCCGAACGGCGAGACGAACCAGAGCATCTCCCTTGCGATCCGCAAGCGCGCCGAGAAGCGCATGGGAGGTGCGTGATGGGAAGTATTTGCTCAATAGATGGCTGCACGAGAAGTAGTTTCGGCCACGGTTATTGCAATGCGCATTATTCGCGCTGGAGACGACATGGATCTCCACTCGGAGGTTCTACACCTCGCGGATCATCAGCCGGTTCTCCGCGCCGATTCATTGATGAACTGCTTGTTCTAAGCGGAACTTACGAGTGCTTGAAGTGGCCATTCTCAACATTTGCCAATGGTTATCCTTGCGTCAGAAGGAGCGGTAAAACTGCATCGGTCATAAGTTTAATTTGTGAAAAATTTCATGGACCTGCGCCGACGCCTAATCACGAGGCTGCGCATTCATGCGGAAAGGGGCACGAGGGCTGCGTAAACCCGATGCACCTTTCGTGGAAAACAGGCGAAGAGAACGCCGCTGATAAAATCAAGCACGGAACATATGTGTGCGGAGAGCGACAGAACGGCGCTAAGCTAACGCCCGCTGCGGTTGTAGTGATCCGCTCTCTCCGTGGGAAGAAAACCCAGAAGGAGATAGGAGCGATGTTCGGCGTTAAACAATCCACAGTGAGAGATATCCAGCTTTATAGGAGTTGGACGCATGTCTAAAGGAGAAGCCCCTGCCCTTCGGATGCGCGTCGAGAACATGCGCCTGGTCCCGGCGACCAGCTACGACCAGGAGCGGCTTGCCAGCTATCGCAACGGCTCCGAACTCCGCGTCGTCGTCACGCAGAAGAAAAATGACGCGCTGTTGCGGAAGTATTTCGCCATTCTTGGCCGCGTCGTTGCTGACTGCAATACGCCTTGGAAAACCAAGGACCAAGCCAGTGAGGCGCTGAAGCTCGCACTTGGCGTGGTCGAGTTGAGCAAGACCGTTAACAACAATTTCATGCAGTACCCGCGCAGCCTGGCGGAACTGGACGAGCCGGAATTCACTGAGTTCTTCGAACAGGCCATGGCGCTGTTGCAGAACATGACCGGCGTCGATCCGCTTACGCTTGGCGCGGAAGCCGGCGACGTTGGCGAAGATCAACCCACGCCTACGGCGACTGACCTCCCCGCGAAATCAGAGGATGGCGACAACCCCGGAGAGGTAGCCAATGACGCCGCGCCATCCTCTGCAACTCTTTCCGACGGCGACAAGAAGTCCCTCGCCTATCTGATCAAGCAGCTCGTGGCATCGGTCGGGCCTGACCCACAAGTGGTGATTGCCACATCGCAGGGCGTTGCAGCCGAATACCCGCATATGAGCGATTTCGCCAAGGAAAAGGCCCGCACTATCGTCAAGCAGTTTATGTCCGTCTGCGAAGGCAAGAACGAACTGAGCGACGCGCTTGAATATGTATGCGGTGTCGCCGGTATCGACCCGAAGGATGTGGAGGGGGCGGAATAATGCGCGCCGTACCCGAATGGGCCGGCGCGACCGACAACGCCCCGCCGCCTCCTCGCGTCAAAGACCGTATCCGCGACCGCCAGGGCAACAAATGCGCCCTCACCGGCAAGCCTTTCGCGCCCGGCGACAAGATCGACTACGACCACATCACGCCGCTCTGGCTGGGCGGAGCGAACCGGGAAAACAACCTTCAAGCCGTCCTGCATGACGCGCACAAGCGCAAGACGCAGATGGAGGCGACGGTCCGCGCCAAGGTCAACCGAACCCGCAAGAAGCACCGCGGCATCGGCAAAGAGCCGACAATGCCCGGCTCCCGCAATTCCTGTTTCAAAAAGCTCATCACCGGCGAGGTCGTGGACCGCCGCACAGGTGAAGTCATAGGAGGATCACGGCCATGACCGCAATACTCAGACTGGCCTCGCCAGATCGCCAGATTGTCACCTGGGCGAAGCTGCGGGCGGCAAAAATGATATTCGACGGCCGGGACAGCCCGGCGGCTCGCCGCTACTTGATCGACTGCACACATTACCACGGCCCCACGCAATGCCAGATCATCTTCTCTCGCGATACAGGGCACAACTCGTCCGGCTGGTGGAAAAACCCAGACTACGAGCGCTGCTATCATCTGTCACTCAGCTTTGTGGGCTTTGAGGCCGGTCGAAGCTATCCGCTTCCCTTCAATCATAAGATGGCCAGCAAATGGGCCGAGGCCTTCTATGGCGATGATATTTCGATGGTCTGGGTTGAGCCGCCATACTCCCCGGAAGGGAAGGCCCGCGAGGTCTATCACTATCGGCTGTTCTGCGATGAGACGTGGAAGCCCATCAAGCCGCGCGGCGAGGTTTATTCCCGCGAATGGACCCCGGCGGATTGGAAATCTTTCAGTGATTTACATGGAGAAATCAACAATGTCTAAGCGCATAATTATCACTGCTGCACTTATCGGCGCGGCCTCAACTTTATCCGCCTGCACAGACGCCGATGTCGCATCGCGGAACCTATCCAAAGCGGCTGATATGTTTGAGGTCAACCGCCGCATCGTTTTCTATAACGGCATCACTGGCGCTTACATTCTCAGTGTAGAAGGCCTTTGCTCCATTGGAAATAACGACAAGGACCGCCAGGTAACGATCACCTGCAAAACCGGCCCCAATGCCTTCAAAAAGCATTTCCTCGGGCTGTCTGACAACGTGACGTATTTCGCCGAACAGTTGGAGCCTCAGGCGGTCAGCACCTACCACTACCGCGTGGTCTTCAAGCCTCAGACGATCATCCCGGATGTAGATTTTCGGGGCGACGTTCAGGAACTGGTGAGGTAGCAGCCATGACCATATCCGAACAGGCCATGAAGGCCGCAACCGAAGCCTATATGGCGACCGAAAGCATTGTGCTCGATGATGCCATTGAAGCCGCGCTGACTGCGGCGGAGCCGTACTTGCGAGCGCTGCCATCGAAAACCGGCGGTCCGGCATTCCCGCGCCCACAATCCGAAACATCAATGGGAGGCAATTACGAACAGGACGGCATGTCGCTTCGCGATTGGTACGCGGGTCAGGCAATTATCGGCCTCATCCAAGGCTACGCGATTGCCTACGGCTCCCCAACCAATGCGATGGACGAAATGGCCCGCGAGGCGTTTAGCCTAGCCGACATTATGCTTCTCGCTCGCGACGGAGGTCTCCATGCAGACGCTTAATCCCGACACGGCGGTAATCCCCGCCGAGATCATGCGGGAGGCATATCGCCTCTCTGCCACCATTGACCGGCAGCCCACTGCCCTGTTCGAACGCAGCGGAGGGCGGACGTGATGACTAAGCTGACGAAATCCATGCGCGCCTGTCTCGAATACCATAAATACAGCGAGCATCAGCCAGGGTATAGGTTCAGTCGCAAGACCATCGAGCGCGCCACTGAGCTTGGATACCTGACGAGTGATCCAGGCGGCTTTGATATAACGTCCGACGCCGGCCTCGCAGCACTGGCAGAGGGAGGCACCAATGCAGACGCTTAAGCCCAGCGCAGCGGAAATCATCCGCGTCATTACCGATCTGCGCAATGCTATCTTGATCGATGACGACGAAGGATTGGCCGAACACGCGGAACCCATGATTGCGGCGAAGGAACTTATCGAGCGCCTTACGCCCGCCGCCCCCACATCAACGCCGGTTGCCGATAACCCCGCGCCCGCCGACAAGGGCGGACTGGTGACGGTGGCGTGGGAAGCATCCAGCAGGATACGGTCGAGAAGAGATGTGCCTTGGAGTGAATGGGATGACTGGAAGTCCTGCTCCAAGACGGAGCGGCGCGGCGCTAGCAGTGACGACCTATATGAGCGCCGTGTCCGCGCTCTCACACCCCTTGCCGAAGCCGAGCGCGAGATAGTGGCGCGGGATGAGGATAAGCATAAGCTATTTACAGAAGCGCTCGAATGGCGGTGGCAATCCCAGTGCGCCGAAGCCCGCGTGAAGGAGCTTGAGGCCGAGAACGCTGCACTTCGCCGCCAAGACGATCTAGCCGTGGCTAAACTTGCCGAGGCTATGCGGGTGACCGAGCCGTTTGCGACGATCTTAAGCGGGTTCGATACGGACGAATTCAACGCGGGGAATTTCGATTATCAGTCGATAGTGCCTTTTCTCAACGGGATGGATCATAGCATCACGATAGGCCACCTCCGCGCCGCCCGCGATTTCCGCAAGAAGATGGAGGGTGGCGATGCCTGTAAATGATAAGGCCGTAGACGCGGCAAAGACTGCCTATGCTGAAATTGCAGCAACACCCCCAGGCATCCCTGCCAATCACGATGGTGCATTGCGCGCCGCCCTTGAAGCCGCGCTCGCCCATGGTGAGCCGGTGGTGTGGGCCAAGACCAACGACGATGGAAGGCTGACGGAAGCCACAGATAAACCTTTCCTCGCGCAAACATGGATAGAGGACGGCTACCACGTCCGCACCCTCTACGCCCACCCCGCCCCGCAGCCAAGCGGGGCGGTGCAGGTCAAGCCGTTGGAGTGGCACGGGAAAGGCTGGCCTCGTGCCGCACCATCGATTGTCGGTATGTATAAGATATGGGCTGGCAATGATGTTTGGCTTGACGGTGAATGCCTCAACGAGATGGACCGGCATCCAGACTATACCGAGGACGAAGCCAAAGCCGCCGCGCTTGCCGATTACGAGCGCCGCGTCCTCTCCGCCATCGCCCAAGCGCCAGCGCCTATAGTGGCGGATGGGTGGCAGTCGTCCGAGAGCATCCCAACGGATGAAGGCGTAATCATTGAAGTGCAAATTCGAGAACGCCCAGAACGGTGGAATGCTGGGCGATTTGCTAAATTTTTCGATGGCGACACGCGCGAAGTGGTGTGGCGCTATCCAGACGCACCCCACCCCGCAAGCAAAGCTGATGAGTTGGCCGCAGCGCGCGCCGAGATCGAGCGGTTGCGGGGGCGATATGAAAATTGGAAGCCTATAACGACGCCGCCACATGAAGCCGAGAACCCTTCGAGCCTCTTGTGTTTTTGGTGTGAACCTTCAGACGAGGATGAAGGCTATTGGAGCACTGGTGTTTGGGACGAGAGGCCGGACAGCGCTGTTATGTGGTGCTCCGTCAACACGCCAGCCGGACCGCATTCAGAGCATTTCGCCGCCCTCAAAACAAACGCCAAGGCGGAGGAGAGATCATGAGTATGGCGTGGGTCAGGAAATATTACAGCGTCCCGGCAAAACGCGGCGGTCGCATCGAATACACGGGCGGATGGAACGATAAATCCAAGTCTAGATTTGGCACCATTCGCAGCGCTTCCAGTGGTCGCCTCAGAATTCAACTAGATGGCGAGAAGCACGTTACCTATTTTCACCCGACTTGGGAAATCCGCTATCTCGACGCGGAGGCTCTCGCATGAACCACGCTGATCTAATAGCGCGCCTGGAGGCGGCGAGCGGGCCGGATAGGGAGTTGGATTGCGCACTAGCAATCGCGGTCGATGGCTTTGTAATCGATGCGAATGAAAGCAACCGCTACGGCGAGCCACATTACTGCTTTCGACACGCGGACGGAACTTACCGAATGCCAGGCCAAGCAGGTGATATGCTCGTACCGCGTTACACCGCCTCCATCGACGCCGCCATAGCGCTGGCGGAGCGGGTGTTGCCGGAGGGTCTGGCGCGATTATTGTTCGTGCGCAATTCCACCCCGACAAAGGCTGGGTTCGACTGGCCGGAAAAGAGCAAAATCCTCTATTTCGAGGGCGCAACACCCGCCATCGCCCTATGCATCGCAATCCTAAAGGCAAAAGAGGCGAGCAATGGCTGACCTCGTACTGCGCCCATCATCCCACTATCCCGACAAGCCGTTCGCCCTGCAACTGCGCCATCATGGGCCGGTCGAAACAGAATATCGCACCCTATGCCGCGTCAACAGATCGACGGCGGATGAGATCATCAACGCAGGCGGCGCGTTCTGGCTGCTTGGTGAGCCGAAGGAGGCGAGCAATGATCATGATTGAGGTTCCTATCGGCCTGATTATTTTCACCGCCCTCATCATAGGCATCGTCATCGGGTGGATTGGCGGGGCAATCACCGCTGCCGAGGTGATGAAACGTAATGGAAGGCGATTAAACCATGACGACGCATGACGAAGTCGAACTCGTAGAGCGCGTGGCGCGGGCGATAGTGGAAGCTACCGGCGGCCCATGGGAGCTAATATCCTGTGCCGGGCAGCAGGCAGCACGGCACGAAGCCAAAGCCGCCATCTCTGAAATCAGCGCCGTGCTGGAAGAGCCGAACGAAGCGATGCTTGAGGCTGTAAACAGTCTGCCATCGGCATATGGCAACGTTTGGCGCTGGAAGACGATGCTCGCCGCCAGCCCGCTAGGAGGCAACCCATGACGCCACGGTTTTACATGATCTTTGGCGCATGTGCCGGGCTTGTCTGCCTCGTTGCAGATTGGGGCGGCGCTTCTGTTCCGGTGACCCTTTTCGCAGCCGGAGCACTATTCGGGAAAGGGTATGGAGTTTGGGAGGAGCGCTCGCGCAGAGCCAGCCCGCTAGGAGGCGCGGAATGAAGCTGACTAAGGCAAAGAGGGCCGTCCTATCGATGATGAGAGATGGAGCCGTGATAAAAGAATTCGATGAAGTCACGCCTTCGTGGTGGCTTGAAGGAGGTAGCGCGGTTTACCCGCGAACTGCAAAGGGCTTGATCCGCATGAAAGCGATTGAATATTTCGCACACGAGGGCGGTCAGCCTGGAATTCTCAGCTACCGCATCACTGAAGTCGGTCGCCAAGCATTGCGAGAAGGGGAGAGAGGATGAGCAAATCCACCCAAAATCTGAATGGAACAGATGGCCTCGATCTCGTATGGGGTATCAAGGCTATTGCGGAGCTCATTTCCCGGACCGAACGTCAAACTTTTTATTTGGCATCTGAGGGTAAGATACCCGTCAAGCAGGTCGGGGGGCGATGGGTAGCGTCGCGAAGGAAACTGATCGATTTCTTCATGGGGGATGCCGCCTAATGTCGATCCGCAAGCGCACTTGGACCACAGGCAAGGGCGCTGAAAAAATCGCGTGGGTTGTCGATTACGTTGACACCAAAGGCAAACGTCGGCTGAAAACCTTCGCGAAGAAGAAGGAAGCCGACGCCTTCGCCAGCAAGACAGATGTAGAGGTGCGTGAGGGCGTCCACGTCGCTGACAGCGCAACCGTAACGGTCGAGGCTGCGGGGAAGTTGTGGATTGCGTCGGTGAAGTCGTCCGGGCTGGAACGATCTTCCATCGAGGACTATGAGCGAACCCTGCGACTGCATATCAATCCCTTCCTCGGTTCCGTGAAGCTCAGCGCTCTGAATACCGTGCGGCTTCGATCATACGAGGATGAGCTTCGGGGGGCAGAAAGATCGCCCCAAACCATCAAACGGACCCTCACGACGATGGGAACGATGCTCGCGGACTCTCAGGAGCGCGGCCTTGTGATTAGGAATGCGGCGCGTGAGATGCAATCTCGAAGGGGAATCAGTTCGACGCGCACAGAGAAGCGCCAGAAAGGGCGTTTGAAGGTCGGTGTAGACATTCCCAACAGAGAAGAGATTTCAGCGCTCCTTGGCGCCATTTCGGGCCGTTGGCGGCCCCTGTTTATGACGGCGGTATTTACAGGGCTTCGCGCGTCGGAACTTCGCGGGTTGCGCTGGAAAGATATTGACTTCGATAAACGAACGATCCGAGTGCACCAAAGGGCTGACCGATACGACGATATCGGAGCTCCCAAATCTATTTCGGGCGAACGAACGCTACCTGTCCCTCCGTTGGTCATCAACGCGTTGCGTGAATGGAAACTGCAATGCCCTAAGCGAAAAACGGAAAAGCTCGATGCCGATGGGAACCCGGTCATGTCGCTCTATCTCGTGTTTCCGAACGGCGCCGGCAATGTGGAAGGGTTGCGGAATATCCTGCGGCGCGGGCTTCACCCATCATGGGTCAATGCTGGTGTTGCCGTCGATACCGGCGATAAGGATCAAGAAGGCAACCCGATCCTTGAACCCAAATATACCGGTCTTCATTGCGTCCGGCACTGGTATGCCTCATGGTGCATCAATCGGAAAGCGGATGGCGGACTGGAACTGCCCCCAAAGCTGGTTCAGGAGCGCATGGGACACTCGACCATCGCCATGACAATGGACACTTACGGACACCTATTCCCGCGCGATGATGATGGAAAAGAGCTTGCCGCAGCAGCGGCTGACCTCTTTGAGAAGAGGAATGCGAGCAATCGCGATGATTCGTGCCCTTAG